GTGGGGATTTTTAATATAGAAAAACTAAGAAAACGATACGAAGAAAAAAGAAAGGCTGTTAGTTGATATTTCAAATATACAAAGTTACAAACAATATTAACGGTAAAATATACATAGGTAAAACTTCCCGTTCATTAAATCAGAGATGGCACGAACACACTTCAAGAGCTAATATAGGCGTTGGTGTTAATAGATATTTCATGTCGGCTATTCGAAAACACGGCCCCGAGAACTTCACCGTCAAAGAACTAGATTGTACGGAAAATGAACAGCAGGCGAATTGGTTAGAGAGTTGGTATATAGGGATAACCGGCTGCTACAAAAGAGAAGTTGGTTATAATAGTACAATGGGAGGAAGAGGAGTAATTCCAACAGAAGAAACTCGCAGAAAAATAAGTGTATCTAATACTGGGAAAGTATGCTCAGAAGAAACTAAACTAAAATTGAGGGCCGCTAACATAGGTAAAAAACGTTCTCCAGAATCTGTAAGAAGAGGCGCAGAAAATCGTTCCGGAAATAAACACTGGATATTTGTACAGGGAAGAACAAGAACTCCCGAAATGAATGAAAAACAACGACAGGCCATGCTTGGTAGAAAACTTACTGAAGAACATAAAAGAAAAATAGGATTGGGTTCGACACGAGATGACATTTCATCTGAAGAAATCGTAAAACTATATATGCAAGGAATAGGAATTACGAGAATAGGTAAACTACTGGGTGCTTCTCAACCATGTATAACCGGCAGACTATTAAAAAGCGGGGTGAAAATGTTACCTCGTGGTTTCGGAGAAAATCAAGAAAAAAGGAGAATAGCTCTATGTCAGTAAATTTGACGGTCTTACAGGGCCGCGTAGGCCAAGATATCGATTTAAAGTATACTCAATCGAGTCGGCCAGTTGTTAATTTCGGGTTAGCGGTAGTTAACGGGTTTGGAGAAACTAAGTCTACCCACTGGATTAATATAGTAGCTTGGGGAAAACTCGCGGAACAAGCGTCTGAAAATCTAAAAAAAGGTGTAATGACGACTGTAACTGGCCGTCTACAAACTCGTAAGTTTAAAGACCGAGAAGGTAATGAAAAGACAGTCGTAGAAGTGGTGGCTTCAAGTATCGGGTTTCCGGAAGTTTACGAAGTGGTTGAAAAGTCCGGAAACCGGACAGAAAAACCGGATGAAGACGAAAATATAGGTTTTTGATGGAAACATTCGAACTATATAATGGAAAAGTAAAACTCCAATTTGAGCCTAATAAACACAAATACACCGTGACCGTCGGCGGTAAGACTTTTAAGCCGGTCAGTGTAACGGGCGTGACTGGGATTGTGGACAAGTCGGGTCCTCTTATCGGGTGGGCTACTAACAATGTAGTAAACTACATTCGAGACACCGTTAAACCTGACCGCCCATATTCGGAAACTGAACTCGAACAAATCTTAGCGACCGCTAAAAAACAGTCTTATTACAAGAAAAAAGAAGCCGCTAACATAGGAACAGATACTCACAAATGGTTAGAGTTATACTTTTCCGGTAAAAATCCGCAACTTCCCGGAGAATCTGAACATCATAGACAAGCAGTAGAAGCCGCTTTGAAGTGGGTTGAACAACACAAAGTAGAATTTTTATTTAACGAGCAACCGATATATAGTGTAAAATATAAGTTCTCTGGACGAATGGACGGAATAGCCTCCGTAGATAATACTCCAACTCTAGTCGATTTTAAGAGCGGAAATAACATTTATGATGAGGCATGGCTACAAACGGCAGCTTACAATTTTGCTTGGGAAGAAGAACATAAAGGTGCTCCTGAAATAGACCAGCGTTTAGTAATCCGATTGGGCAAGACTGATGGGCATTTTTACTCACAAATCAAAAACCGAAAGTCGCTAAAACCGGATTGGAACGGGTTTCTTGGAGCTTTAAAACTATACACACGACTGTCTGAAATAAAAAAAGAAAGTAAAGAGTTAGATACTTCGAAGACGTGGCTTGACGAGTAAATTTTGTCCGGAAAATGAACAATAATGCCTAACAAAAACAGTAAATTTGAAAATCAAATGTATACGCACTATAAAAAGAAGGGGTGGACTATATTAAATAGTGGCTGGCCGGACTTTCTATTAGTCAAAGGAGATTCCATTAAAGCAGTAGAAGTTAAAGCCAAAAATGATTATGTAAAAGATAATCAGGCGAAAGTGTTGACCGTGTTGTCAAAACTGATGCCGGTTTTCACCGTCCATCCAGGACCTGGATATGGTGGTGAAAGCGATGAATTTCACGCTTTAATTTATCCACGTCCTTTGTGGGATGGGGCATACTGTCCTATAAAAACAGACGAATATAACGGTTTAGGAGTATCTTAGTGAAATGGTTCCGACACGAAGCAGATGCTCGTAGGAATAAAAAAATACAGTGGGTGTGTGACCAGTTAGGAACGGACGCCGGGTACGCCAGAGTTTTCAAACTTTATGAGATTTTTTCAGGTGAATGGCAGAATAAAAATTCGGCAGTTCCTTCACTAAAAATAGGCAACGGACCCGGAAATACTCAGTTTTTTTCAAAAGAATTGGGAATTTCTGAGGAAGAAGTCATCAAGACTTTGAAAATCTTAGCAAAAGCTGGTATTATAGACGCAACGGCCTGGAAGCAACAAGTCGTTTGTATTCCTAAACTTACGGAGTATTCTAATGAATGGTTTAAGACCGGCAAACAGGGGGAGGCCCTCGGTAGGCCCTCGGTAGGCCCTAACCCCATACAAACAAACAATACAGTACAATACAAGACACTACAGAAAGCACAGTACCCGGAAACAAAAATTTCCGAACTTTGGGAAGAAATAACCGGACGGCCAGTAGAAGACAGAAAACTTTTCAGAAAAGAACTGCGAGAATTAATTCGGCTGAATTCAGAAGAAACGGTTTTAGCGAATTTTGAGATTTGGGCTGAAATTAACCAGAATCAGGGGTACAAAAAGCCCATTACGAGTTTTTTGAAGCAGTACCAAGGGGTGGCGATGGTGCCATCTGAATCTCTTAAAGGTAATGGAATCAACGACTTAGCGGTGGATTTAAGCTATGAATCAGGTGGAATTATTACATTTGGCCGTCGTGATTTAACAGGTTTAGCCCAACTTTTGTCTGAATTTAGCCGAGATGAGGTAATTTCAGCTTTCAGAAAGTTTTGTTCGGAAAATGAACTTTCAGCCGAATGGGGGGCTAAAAACTTCGTAGAGAAGGCCGGCCAGATTATTCTGGTTTCTCGGAAGCAAAAACTCGAACTTGACCGTCAGAATACCGAAATAGAGCGTTTGAAGGCACAAGTACAGGCAGAGGAGTCTTCTAGGATGGCCGCCAGTGCGGTTTCTAGCCTTGTAGACGAAGAATTATTGAAAGATGCTATGGAGACCTTCGGAATCGAAGAAAACCCGTCAGAAACCGATTCTGAGCGGTTTTTAGAAGCGGAATCCGGAAACTGAACAGTGAAAACCGACCTAGAACAATTAAAATCGAATCCCCAAGTACTACGGGTTTACTCAAACCGGGTTCAGTTAACCAAAAATGGGGTGGAGTATTCCGGGAAATGTCCATTTCACCCAGATAAAAACCCTTCGTTTACAATCTCATCAAAAGATGGTAAATTACTCTATAAATGTTTTGCATGCAGTGCTAGTGGTTCGGTATTAGATTTTGTTATGGGCTTCGATAAAGTAGGTTTCGGACCTGCGATTAAGACGATTCAGACCGAACTTGGCAACGACTGGCAAGAAAACAAAAAACTCGTAGATTCCGCGTTTCAACCGGTTATAAAAAACGAAACTAAGAAGCTAGTAATCCCACTCGAAAAATACTATCCGTTAGAGCAGGCGCTGGCGAACTCGAAGGAAGCAAAAGAATTTTTACTAAAAGAAAGAGGAATTACTTATGAAACCGCGAAAAGGTTACATTTTGGGTTTCGACGGACACTTGGACAAATATGCAGCAGTGACCCTGACTCTGACAAAATGGGATGGATTTCGATTCCATCTATTAGGAATGAAAACGTTATATCCATCGAGTACAGAGGAATTGCGAAAAAATCTTTCTTCCGTCAGGCAGGCATGGAAACGGGAATTTTTAATATCGAAACGGTCGAACCTCTGGAAGCAATTTTCATTACTGAGGGAAAATTTGACGCTGCTTGCCTTGTGCAAGCCGGGTTTCGTGCAATTTCATTACCCAACGCCTCTGCAAAGTTACCTCCAGAAATAAAAGATGAGATTCTACAAGCTAATCAAATTATTTTAGCAGGAGATTCAGACCAACCCGGGCAAGAAGTTATGAACAGACTTTGGAACGAGCTACAGGAACGAACCTATTTGCTAAAGTGGCCGGAAGGTTGGAAGGATGCCAACCAAGTTCTGATGGAAATGTGTGGAGGGAACACAGAAGTATTTAAAAAAGTAGTAAACGAGTGTGTTACTCAGGCCAAGTCAAACCCGATGCCGTCGGTTTTTTCGCTCGCGGAAAGTATGGCCTCCGGAAACCGGACAAATCTTAGTGAGCACCCGCAGCGCTCCCGTTTTCCTTGGCCGTCGGTTGATAAAATGGCAATACTTTTACCAGGGTCTGTAATAAGTTTAAGCGCCACAAATACAAAAATGGCAAAAACCACTTTCGTAATGAATAAAACTATTGAAGATGCTATGAAGTACGACGAAGTGGTTTTAAACTATCAGTGTGAATTAAGTGTTGATGAGTATAGCAACATGGTGGCGGCTTACTTACTTAAGAAAAATCGAAATAGTTTAAGCAAAGACGACTACAAAGAAGCTGCCAAAAGGATGGGAGATGCAAGATACTATATCGGAAGAAATCCAACTCTCAACACTGTTACTCCTGTCCTTGACCTTATCGAAGCAGCAATTAGAAGACTTGGAGCTACAACGGTTGTGCTCGACCACCTTCATTTTATATGCCGTAACGAAACTAATGAAATTCAAGCCCAGGCTAATGCTTTTCAGCGAATAAAAAATATGGCTGTCCGCTACGGTGTAAAATTTATCGTCGTGGGGCAACCACGGAAGGCAAATCAAGCATCTAAGGGAAAGGTGATTCACATAGCGGATTTAAAAGGGTCTGAAACCTTTGGTTCAGATGCGGATGCGATTTTTGTAATACACCGGGATAACATAAAAATTAAAGACCCTACAAATCCACCCAAAGATGACTACAGCCCTCAAACTGAAGTACACTTACTTGGGGCTAGAGCCAAAGGAGACGGCGGTACTTTTGCGGTTTTAAACTTTATTGGAGAGTGGGCTATGTTTCACGAACCAAGTTTTCAGACACCACCAGAAGAGGATGTGTTATTTTGATTAAATACTTACTAGCGTTTTTATTCTTAGCGAGTTCAGTTTCCGGACAAGTTTTGCCGGATACTCCAAAACCCAAAGTACATAAGTTTTTTGACAAACCCGCTAAAATCGAGTTTGTTACTTGGGGTTTGGTCGGTGGTGCGGATGTTGGTCAAACTTGTTATAATCTGAATCACGGCGGGCGAGAAGTACTAGTACCCACCCAGTCATGTAGAGGGATTTTAGCCTATTCCGCATTGGCCGTCGGAGTAGTTGTAGGAACAAAGTATCTATTACACAAAACCGGGCATCATAAGATAGAGCAGTTCGTTTTACCGGTTGCCATAGCCGGTAACTCGGCGGGTTTAATTTCATCTAAAGTAAACGGAGCGTTTTGATGAAAAATACTCATACTCAATGTACTTTAAGACGTGGCAGTATTGTGCAACACGCTTGGATTCCATCTGAGTATGCACAAACTGGAAAATATGTAAAACTATTAGACGAAGATGGATGGCTAGTTGAAAACACCGGAGCAGTATCCGATTCAGATTATGTGAAAACACATAGTTACGATTATAAAACTGCTTTTGCATCTCTACAAAAAGGATAACAATGGTTCACGACCCTGAAATACTCGACTCAATAAATCTGACCGACTCAGAAAAACTCGAAGCTGAAACTACTAACAAAGAAGTCGGCCAGCTATTGGAGCGAATTCAGTCGAGTGAAACCGAGGTACGTAGAAACTTCGCGCAACTCGGTACTTTACTTCTAAGAATGCGAACTCGTAAATACTGGTTTGCACTTGGATACCCTACTTTCGGGTCTTATATCGACGCAATTAAAGGAAAAGTGGGTAAAGGAAGGACGCAACTCTATTCGGTCATTGGGGTGGCGGATAAGTTATTACCGTATGTCGATGCAGACGAGTTGGCTGAAATCGGTATCACTAAAGCGACACTTCTCAAACAGTCAATGAAACAAACCGGTAAGGCACCTACTGACGAAGCTTTGGAGGCTGCCCAAAACCCGAATGTAGACGCCCAAGAACTCAAAGCTCTATTATTTAAAAACGAGAACGGAAATCCGGAAACTGAACAAGGAAAGTATTGGGATTGGGGCGGCTCTTACCTGACCGCCGATGAAAAAGATGAAGTGACCAGAGCATTTGAATGTGCTAAAAAAGTAGACCCTGTTATTTCTCAAGAACTGCCGGACCACGTTCAGAGAAAAGAAATTATGTTAAGGCTGTGCCGGGAGTTTTTAGCAACTTACGAGGCATTGGTGGCAAAAGGTCAAGGATGATAGTTTGGGTAGTATTTGTAAAAGATTATCCAGGAAACCCGAAAACTAATAATAACCCGTATTTACTAGTATGTGAAAATCTGGCGCTAGCGAACGAACAAGTCAGTTCTCTTGGCGGTTACGCAATAGCAACGGATACTCAGATACCACTAATGAAACCGGTAAGTATGCCGAAACCACCGTGCGCTTTGATACATCTAATTAAGCATAAAGAAACCGAGCGGTCATTGGCACAGGCCGACGATGAGAATAAACTTAAAGAAGTAGTAGAAGATTATAGTTGGAACGAGGAAGTTTTAAGGTGGCTTAATCAGTGAGAGGAAGGTGTTGGGTTGAATTTGACAGTGTTGGACCATGTAGAATCTTCAAAAACTGGCATGCGGCGGCTACCTCTGGCATTCCACTTGACCGAATTAGAGAGTTTCCTCGCAGAGATGCGGTTAGTACGATTAGACAACGTGTTTTTGAGCGTTCGCACAATACCTGCGACGATTGCGGAACCGCACTGACTTGGAATACTGCTCACATGCATGAAAAAATACACAGGGGCAACGGAGGGGAAGTATCGCTAGAAAATTCGATTTTAGTGTGTTACACTTGTCATATGGACATAGAGCATGGAAATAGAAAACTCCACTTTAATTAATAAACGTAAAAAACACTCAGAATACATGAGTAAGTGGAGAAAAAATAATCGGGATAAGGTCCGAGGATACGAACGAAAAAGATATAGAAAGTATCCTCGGTGGGCAGAAGATAGAAGTCTTCGTCTCACTAAAGGAATAACATTAAAACAAAAAGAAGAAATGCTCGCAAAACAAGGTGGAAAGTGTGCAGTATGTAGAACAGAAAATCCTGGGGGACGAGACAACAAATGGGTTGCAGACCATAAAATATTTGGCGTGTTAAGAGGAGTTTTATGTACGAATTGTAATTTAGCTCTTGGTCATACAAAAGATAATATTTATATTTTACAAAACTTAATTGAATATTTAAAGTTGAATAGCAATGAAACCAACGGATAAATGTGAACACGGTGTATATTTAGCTGGTCAGACTAAAGCGAAGTACTGCACTCTCTGTACAGAACCGCCGGTCATAACAGAGGAAGAACGTCTGAAAATAATGGGGAAATATACCGCTTGGCCTCATGGAAAAAATGTCTGTCCTATTTGCGGGTTTAAGTTAGCGGAAGAGTTTGACGATTACGAGTTTAAATGCGATAACTGCGGTTTTGACGCGATGAGCTAGGGGCTTAGGTGATTTTGGATTATTGGAATGAGGTAGAGGAAGCTATTCAGAAAAAAGCAGGTAACTTAAACGAGGAAATTAAGAAAGATATACGTCAGTCAGTTTATCTCGGGTTGCTTGAGGCTACGGGTCTCAATAAAAAACGAGCGTCAAAATTGGCTTTAGAATTAGTACAAGTTTATTTAAGAAAAACTCGAAAGGAACAAAGAGAAATTAGTTTAACCGAACCGTCCGTTTTCCGGATTGCTGAAAACCAGAACTCTAAGAAACCGGAAAACCCGAACTTAGATATAGAAAATATTAAAGAAGCGGTCGAAAAACTCCCCAATATGGCTGAACGGTTAGTACTAGAACTTTTTTATGGTATAGGATACCCGGCTCAGAGTATACCAAAAATATCCAAGTGGTTCGGAAAACCGGTACTATGGGTGAAACGTAAAAAGGACTCTGGCGTTAAAAAAGCACGCAAGATGTTGAATATAAAGGAGATAGAGTGAAGGCATTCATAGCAGCCGTGGTAACGGCGAGTGGCATAGCGTTTCTACTAGATTTTTTATTTAGAACGGCGTCTTTAGCAGAATTAATATTTGGAGTACCAATGCTAGTAGTCGGGGCGGTGTATTTAATTAAGGAGAAGATTTAAGTGGGTACTAATAAACGAGAGACTGTAGAAATTACATGCGACCGCGAAGGGTGTAGTACTAAGATTATTTGGGTCCAGCAAGAAGTACAAGCAAACCCGAACGCGCTGCCGGACTCAGCTTGGCGCTTACTTACTTTCGCTACTTTTGACGGCCAAGTAAAAGGTTTTTGTTCGAAGTACTGTCTGCTGACACATCTTAAAACCTTCGAGCCACTGAAATCTCCGCGAGAACAGGCGGAACAAGCTGAAATTGAAAAGCAAGCGGTGAACGATAAATTTGCGGAACAATTACAAGCAGACCCAAGTTTGGCTACTACTTTACCAAACCCTACGGAGAGGGGTAAAGTTATTCAGTTTCCGGACTTGCGAGATAATCTCGGTGTGGGCGCTCCGCTACCCGATGCAACCGGAGATAGTACCGAACTAGACGACGGACCAGAGGTATATGATTAAAATGACACGTAAAGGATTCATGCTGCGACTGGCAGGGATGCTAGGACTCGCGGGAGTGGCGATGGGACAGGAGCACAAACCGTCCATTGGAGAACTACGCGACACTAATGGCATAGGCGGCGGGGTCGATATGTGGGACGGCAAACGATGGGTTTGGAAGTCAGTAGAAGAACTCGAAAAGATGTCCAAAGTAGAGGAGCTGAAACCCGGCGAGGAGTACTGCTCGCTTGGGCACGCGCAGAAGCCACGCACTCAGGAGTATGCTGATGGAAGTCGAGGCACAGCACTGATAACCGTGTTTGATGAAGGCAAGCTGGATTTCGTTGTCCACGTTTGTTGCGTCTGCGGAGTCGTCTACGTTCCACAGGAGAAGAAGTAATGGCGATTTACCTTTTTGGCGACGTTGGACCCGACATGGCTTTGGACGTGTGCCGAAGATTAGACAAAAATCCGAAGAGATGTAATTTCTTTTTAAACAGTTTTGGCGGAACACTGACTGACGGGTTTGCGATATACGACAAAATCCAATCGGTACCTAATAGCATAATAACCGGTACGGGCGTAGTGGCTAGTGCAGCTACCGTAATTTTACAGGCGGCCAAGATAAGGCGGGCTACTCCTACCACACAATTCATGTTCCACCTTGTGGAATTTTCTGAGTTAAAAGATAACAAAGATTTTAAACCCCACTACGACGTGGTAATTTTCGAGTTGTTTAAAAACCGGGGTATAAAAAAAGTAGCTTATGAAATAGCATTAAACCGGAAAATATTTGGAGTAGAGACTGCGCTAAAGTTGGGCTTTATCGACGAAATATACGATGGGAGGGTGCGTGCTCGGCCAGGAATTTGAAAAAGCAATTGTAGCGCTAGCTTGCTGGCGAGAAATGCGAGGTGAAGGGACGAACGGGATGATTTCCGTCGCGCAAGTTTTACATAATCGAGCTAAGGCGGGCTGGCATCAAAGTAGTATGTATGAAAATGCTATTGCTTTGAATCAGCTAAGTTCTATGAGCATAAAAGGCGACCCAAACACTGTCCGTTTTCCGGACTCCAGAGAACCCGAATTTAATAAGTTCTTGCAGTTTTTAGACAATTTCTACGGAGAAAATCCTCCTGTAGATACTACAAACGGAGCTTTGTATTACGCTGTGCTCGCGGATTCAACTTCAGGCTGGTTTTTTGAGAACATAGCCAATAAACCCGACCTGCATCCTCGATGCGCCGTCATAGGACGTACCACGTTTTTCAAGTGAAAATAAAGGAGAATAATGAAGACTAAATATTTAGCAGTTGGATTGTTATTTGCGACGGGTTTGTTCGGGCAGTCAGTAGCACCGGCTTTGACCCCTACCGAAGTCCAAAGTTTGCGGTTACAAGTTAAGCAGAAAGACGCCCAAATTGCACAAAAGGAAATGCAGGAAGCTACAGTCAAGTTTCAGGGCGCACTGACCGACCTGCAAAACGAAGGCAAGAAAGTAGTTACTGAGAATAAATGGCCGGATACTACGGTTTTTGACCCTAATACGCTCCGGTTTTCAGAAGCGCCAAAACCCGAACCAGCCAAGGCACCGGCTGTATCTAAGAAATAGGAGGATGTCATTCCAATTTACGAGTACGTTTGTCACCGGCTAGAATGTGGCCATCGCTTCGAGATTTTTCACGTCCGGTTTCCGGACAAAAACCCGAAGTGTCCAAAGTGTAAATATAGTACGGAACAAGTTTTTTCAGTACCAGCAAAGCGCGACGCCCGCTACGGAATTCAGAATTAGGTGGGTTTATGACCCAAGAAAACTTCTTACTCTGGTTAATAGTTTTGCAGGGTTTCTTCGTTTGCTACTTCGAATGGTCCGTGTGGAGTATGAATAAAGAAAGATTCACCGAAAGAAAAGCTTGGAGACTTGCGAAGCAGAAACAAAAACAGAAAGCTGCGGAGGTAAAAGATGGACCTAGAGAGCAAAATCCCGGATAGTCTATATGTTCATTTTACGGACGGTTCAGCCATAGCATTGGATGGCTATAATCTCGCTTATATTTGGTTACATCTGAAAGCTTCGAGCGATTTGATACCTCTTTTATACAGAAGTAACGCGAGTTATTCAGACGGAAAGATGACGATTCCGGTGTCCGCACTCTTAGAACAAGGAGCAGAAGTTGAGCCTCGAACCCGATAACAGAACCCCCTTCGAAGTAGAGCACCAAAGATATAACGAGTTATTTCAGATGTATCAAAAACTCGCACTTGAGAAAGCTCAACTTGCAATGGAGTTAGATTTTCTTAAGAAAGCTCTGCTCGAAAAACCCGTAATCGCTACCTTGACTGACGACCAATGTCAAAATCTCGGTAAAGCAATCGTGTATTTTCTACAAGATGAAATTAAGAAGTTAATAAATAGTGGCAAACCGTTGGTAAATTAGGAGAGCTATGTGGCCATTTAAGAAGAAAAATAAGAAAGAAGAATCTGAGAAACCGGTTTCCAAAAGTCAGACAGCCAGAATAATGGCTCAAACAACTTCGGGATTAAGCGGAATTCCTGTTCAAACCTATAACAGACCTATTAATACGTATCATGAAACTACTCGTGAAACCGTAGTTGTGAGGGATAATAGCAACGACGCTCTGACAGGGTTTTTAGTGGCTGACGCCCTGAGTGGAGGTTGTCCGGAAAGTGAACTTATCGGGGCCGCGATTGGAGGAGTAACCGGAGGAATCATAGGGGCCGAATTGGCAAGTTGTAATAATGATTCCTTACCAGACTACCACAACGAATCTCAACTTCCGGATACACCTCCACTAGATACTAGCTCTTGTTACGATTCTAGTTCATCTAGTGATTATTCGTCTTCGAGTTCTTACGATTCTAGTTCGAGTTGCGACACCAGTAATTTTTCAGATAGCAGTAGTTCAAGTTCGTCCGACTTTTAATATGACCGACAAAGAAAAAGCCGCCGATAAGTACTATCAAAAAAACTTCGGCATTACTCTGGCCGAATACAACGAGTTACTAGCGCGGCAGGGGGGTGTCTGCAAAGGATGCGCGCGTCCCCCTGGTAAGACCCGGCTTAGTCTAGACCACGACCACCGCTTTGACCGCATTCAAATTAAGTCTCGAAAACTTGGTAACATCTGGAATATTATAGTTGTAAAATTAAGCGGTGAAAAAGAAACTTTTAATGTACACAATAAGAAGGTTTTTATAGAAGAGTCAAAAAGAATGTTTAGACGACAGTCAATTAGAGGGATTTTGTGTTTAAGATGCAATAAGGCGCTGGCTTTACTTGAAGATAGCAAAGCACCGCTAAAACCGGCGGTCAGGTTAAGGAATTTGGCTAATTATCTAGACGAGTTTGAGGAGTCCGGAAAGTGAACGACGAACTAGCACCCGAAGATTCAGCGCTTTTGGACTGGGTCAATGGTAAAAATATCACTCCTAACCAGTTTGTATTAATAATAAAAGCAGGTTATGTGAATCTTAGCGATAAAGCTTTAAGAAAACTCGCAGAACTAGAAGGCGCTGTCCACGACCTGAATCCGGCAAAGTAGGAAAGTATGAATATTTTTGAACAAATAATCCAACCCGAAATTACTTGGTTTAAAGCCCACGAAAGATTTTTATTGTTTGTAGTAGTATTCGGGGCTTTACTAATCGGTCATTATAAAGTTATAAACTACCTCTCAGACCGGGATAAAGCAAAAAGCGATAAAGCCGATGCGGTTTTGCAACAACAAGTCGTTTCGAATCAACAACTTGCTGCACAATCCGCCACAGACGCCGCTAACTACAAGCAGTTGCTCGACCAGATTCTGCCGCAGATTCAAGCGTTACAAAACTCCATACAAGCACGAAACACCACAACCAGTACGCAGCAGAAAGTTGACGCGGGTTTATCGGGAGACCAGTTAGCGACTCGGATTGTTACGCTAGCTCCTGGCGGAACTGTTCTGGCAAAAACTGATAACACCTATTTACTTGACCGGCCAGAAGCTGTGGTCGTGGCGCAGAAACTTGAAATGGTAGAACCGCTACAGCTTAATGTAAATAGTTTGAATGAAATAGTACAAGACCGGGTTAAGCAAACCGTAGAACTGACTGATACAAACGTAGATTTGACCAAACAAGTAACCGGGTTGAACCAGCAAATAGTGGATAAAGATAAAGCCTGTAAACTCGATATAAAAACCGCAGTAGACGTAGAAAAGAAAAAACACCGTAAGTGGGACTTATTCTTCTATGGTTTAGGGTTAGTAACTAAAGCGATAGTGACGGGGAGATTTTAATGGCAAAACCAGTAAAACGTAAGTGTCCGGGTTGTGGGGAAACTAAGGAATACCGGTCAGACCAAAAGACGTGCGGGTGCAATAAAAATCCGCAAACTGAACAACCGGTTTTAACTGAAAAAAATGAAATTACACAAGATACTTGGACAATTACTCTTCCTAAAACTCGAATACATACTTTGGAGCAACTTTTAGAGTTTTGTAAGGTCGATTTAACTGTTTGGGAAGTCGAACGTTTTGTTGTAAATAAGTGGGAAGTGGGAATGAAACCCCCTGCTACCACGGAATATATGGAAACCGAAGATGGAAGACGAATTCCAGCATGGGTGCGATTCGATGCGGAACCTATTATTGAGCCTTTATATCAGGTTAAAGCTTTTCTTCGTCGTAAAAAGGCTATTGTATTCGCGTTAAAAGAAATTCAAGACTTAAAAGAACTATCTAAAACAGGAATTTCTGCGCCGAAAAACACATTCAAAAAACCTAAAACTCAACCAGTTATGTTGGAAATTAACCTGACCGACCATCATTTTGGAAAGTTAGCGTGGGGATTGGAAACCGGACAAGCTAATTACGACGTTAAAATAGCCACTCAAGTTTTTCACCGGGCACTAGATACTATTCTTTCTCGTGCCCCGTTTTCTTCTTATGAAGAAATATGGTTTGTAGTAGGAAACGATTTATTTAACGCAGATGATACTCAAGGCAGAACCACCTCCGGTACTCAAGTTGAAAGCGACGTAAGACATGAGAAAACTTACGTTACGGTACGAACTCTAATGGTACAAGCTATAGAAAAACTGCGTCCTCTAGCAGGAAAAGTCAGAGTGATAGTAGTACCGGGAAATCATGACCACAATGCTACATGGCATTTAGGAGATTCGCTAGAACTTTACTTCTCAAAACACGAAGATGTTACCGTGGATAATAGACCGTGTTCTCGTAAATATCATCAGTTCGGACAAACGTTAATTGGCTATGCCCACGGAGACAAAGGTAAACTAAAAGATTTGCCGATGTTAATGGCTACCGAAGCTAGAGAGTTATTTGGAGCGACGAAATTTCATGAAATTCATACCGGTCATATTCATACTTTAAAGGTGGACGAGAAACATGGAGTTAGAGTGAGAATTCTTTCCGCCCTCTGTCCGCCAGATGCTTGGCATTCAGAAAATGGATATGTAGGTAATCTTCGAAGTTCCGAAGCTTTTGTTTGGGATAAAGAACAAGGATTAATTGGGATAGTGATATACACAGATGATGACGCTTTAATCGAAAAAGCTTCAAATAAACCGGCAAGCGTGTAAATGAAAATAATCCAACCTAGTGCTACTGTTATTCTGCCACCACCGGTTTCTCCCTGGAAAGATTTTAAGTACGATGATGGGGTTAAACTTCTCCAACACATAGAAGCGCAAGCCCGTATTTCACACCGGTCAGAGGATTGGATGACTCCAGATTCGTGGAAGAAGTTCATTCCGGCGGTCGTGATACAGCATGGTGATTGGTCGGTAGTAGAACATTCTAGTGTTACGGTTTTATTTCGGGTTGACCGGGGCCTAACCCATGAGTTAGTCAGGCACAGGTTGTTTTCCTTTACACAGGAGTCAACCCGCTTCGTGAACTACGCTAAAAAAGGAGAAGAACTAGAGTTTATTAAACCGGTAAATCTTCCGGAAAACGGACTTTGGAACTGGGAACAAGCTTTAATAAATTGTGAAAAAGAATACTTCGAGTTGCTGAAACTTGGAGCTAGACCCCAAGAAGCTAGGTCTGTATTACCGAACGCTTTGGCAAGCACCATCGCTATGACCGGCAATCTTAGAAACTGGCGGCACCTGTTTTTAATGCGTACTACCAAGGAATCACACCCGGATATGCGAGAAGTAATGAACCCGCTGTTAGAACGGTTTAAAAAACTCGTACCAATCCTCTATGAAGACATAGAACCAAATGCGCGACAAATAGATAATCTTAAAAAGGCGAGATAATGACGGTTGAGATGAGTAAGTTTGCTGAAACGGTAATGTTTCAGAAATATAGTCATACTAAGAAAGACGAAAATTTAGAAACCTGGGAGAACATAGCTTATCGAGTCAGTAAGAATGTGATGAAAGCAGTCGGAGCATCTAATGATTTGGTTGAGGATATTCGCGGAATTATTTTACAGCGCAAGTTTATTCCTGGGGGTCGCTATCTCTACGCTACTGGTCGCCCTTATCATCAGGTCAATAATTGTTTTTTGTTTCGGGCGGAAGATAGCAGGGAGGGGTGGGCAGAGTTACTTCAAAAATCTGCTTTAGCTCTAATGACTGGCGGAGGTATTGGAATAGACTATAGTCAGATTAGACCTGAAGGAAAACCCATACGAAAAACCGGAGGATTTGCTACAGGTCCGTTGGCCCTGGCGGGGATGGTGAATGAGTGCGGTCGTGGAATTATGCAGGGTGGTAGTAGGCGCTCGGCTATTTGGGCGGGTTTAAACTGGCTGCATCAAGATATTAATAAATTTATAACCCTCAAAAACTGGATACCAGAAGTCCGGGAAATGAAATCTAAAGATTTTAATTTTCCAGCTAATATGGACGGCACTAATATTTCAGTACAACTAGATGACGATTTTTTTAAAGCGTATCATGACGAAAAACATACCCATCACTCGCAAGCGCAGTCCGTTTACTGGACTACCGTTCGACAAATGCTTAAGACTGGAGAGCCCGGATTCTCTATTGATACTGGAAAGAACTCCAGAGAGACTTTACGTAACGCTTGTACCGAGATTACTTCCGAAGATGATTCAGACGTGTGCAATCTTGGTTCCATTAATCTCGCTAGAATCAATAGCACGCAGGAAATGGCGGAAGTCGTGGAATTGGCTACTGCCTTCCTCTTGGCGGGAACAATTTACTCGGATGTACCCTTCTCCAAAGTTGACCTCGTCAGAGGAAAAAACCGGAGACTAGGACTCGGCTTGATGGGTCTTCACGAATGGTTGCTTACTCATGGCAAACAGTACGGACCTGACGACGACCTAGCTAAGTATTTAGAGATTTATCAACGTAGTGGAGAGTTTGCTAAAGTTTGGGCCAAAAAGTGGGACTTAAGTACGCCGGTCAAAACTAGGGCGATAGCGCCAGTAGGAACTATCGGGATTTTAGGAGAAACGTCTACCGGTGTAGAGCCTTTGTTTTGTGTAGCTTACAAGCGTAGATATCTAAAGGGTAATATTTGGAATTACCAATATGTAATAGACCCCACAGCAAAAAGATTAATCGATAGCGGAGTTGACGCAGACTCGATTGAAGATGCCTACACCCTGGCCGAAGACGTGGAACGTCGAGTTTTATTCAACGTATGGATGCAAATATACGTAGACCATTCGATTTCATCCACTATCAACTTGCCTGCATGGGGTACTGAACTTAACAACGATTCTCAGGTGCAGAAATTTGGAAAGATGCTAATTGGCTATCTTCCGCATCTAAGAGGATTGACGGTGTATCCGGACGGTAGTCGAAACGGCCAACCACTGACTGCCGTGAAATACTCGACTGCGATAAAACACACCGGCGAGATATTTATAGAAAACTCGGATGTGTGTAGTATAACGAAAGGGGAAAGTTGTGGCAGCTAATATAGACGCAACTGTAACAGCTATTAAAAAGCAGCATGGAAGCGGAGCTATATTTAAGTTGGGGGAGAAAACTAGTTTTGATACCGAAACCGTAAGTACCGGTTCTTTAGCTTTGGACGTAGCTATAGGCGTGGGTGGGGTACCTATGGGTAGAGTTATAGAAGTTTACGGCCCGGAGTCTGGAGGCAAGACTACTTTAGCTCTACATATAGTAGCAGAATCTCAGAAAAAAGGCGGCTTGTGTGCTTTTATTGATGCGGAACACGCTTTAGATACTTCTTATGCTCAAAAACTAGGGGTAGATATTGATAATCTCTTTGTGAGCCAGCCCGACAACGGCGAGCAGGCTTTAGAAATAGCCGAAGCTTTGGTTCGTTCCGGAGATGTGAGTATTATAGTAATAGATTCCGTCGCGGCCTTGGTACCTAAAGCAGAACTAGAGGGAGAGATGGGCGACCCTCAGATGGGTTTAATGGCTCGAATGATGAGTCAAGCTCTCCGTAAACTGACTGCCGTAGTTGCTAAGTCCAACACCTGTATCATTTTTATTAACCAGTTGAGAGATAAAATAGGCGTTCTTTTTGGTAGTCCCGAAACCACCACTGGCGGTCGTGCTCTGAAGTTCTACGCAAGTTTAAGACTGGACGTTAGAAGAATTCAACAAATCAAAGATGGAGATAAAGTAATAGGAGCCAGAACTCGCATTAAAGTGGTTAAAAATAAAGTGTCTACTCCTTTTAAGGAAGCAGAGGTAGATTTAATTTACGGTGAGGGGATTTCCAAGGAAGCTGACGTTTTAAGTTTAGGAGTAGAAAAAGAAATAATTCAGAAAAGTGGTGCGTGGTTTAGTTACGGTAGCGAGAGAATAGGCCAGGGAGCAGAGAATGCCAAAACTTGGCTGCGAGAAAATATTAAAGTAAGAGATGAAATAGAATCGCTTATCAGAAAGAAGATTTTTATTTGACGCAAACAAAAGTTTGTAAAAAGTGCGGAAGAGAGAAACCATTAGACGAGTTTTATAAAGATAAAAACGGTATACTAGGAGTATTCCTATATTGTAAAACTTGTGATAATTTACGACATAAAATATATTTAGAAAAACATCCTAATCACGCCATTGAAAAACATTTAAGGCAAAGATTTAATCTTTCTATAGAGAAAAGGGAGGCACTATTAAAATCTCAAGATGGGAAGTGCCGAATATGTCAGACCACAGACCCTGGTTCTAGAGGTTGGCAGATAGACCACGACCACAGTTGTTGTTCGGGTCGCAAAATATGTGGAAAATGTATAAGAGGGTTACTGTGCATCTCCTGTAATAAAGGACTAGGAGATTTTAAAGACGATATTAAACTTCTACAAAAAGCTATAAAGTATCTTATAAAGTCAAAGGAGGTTTTAAAGCATGTCTAATCTATTACCAAATTCTAGTATGGTACATAATCTTAAATTAGACCCCGACCAAACTATGGTAATAAAACCAGGACAATATTCTAAAGCAGAAACTTCTAATCCTAAAGATTTACTAGGAGCAAAGAAAGTTTCTATTTCAAAGCTGCCTTTAGTAGCTGTTTTGCATGGTGCTCACGCTATGATGAATGGAGCAGATAAATACGGCCCTTATAACTGGCGGGCAAAAAAAGTAATAGCGAGTATTTATATAGACGCTGCAATGAGACACTTGAGCGCGTGGTTCGACTCAAAGGAAGAACTAGCACAAGACAGCGGGGTTCATCATTTAGGACACGCTATCGCTTGTTGTGCGATTTTACTAGACGCCCAAGAAACCGGAAACCTTGTTGACGACCGTCCGGAAAATGGACAGTTTAATCAAGTTTTAAACCATCTGAATTCAGTAATAGCAGAACGGAGTAATAAATGAAAGTAAGCTTCGATATTGACGGGGTACTTGCGAATTTTGGTGCTAACGTAGCACCGATTATTAATGAAAAATGGCCTAATAAAGTACCGGCAGACCCCCAACCTAATGACTGGTATTATACCATGTACGGGTTGACCCGAGAAGACTGGGGTCCGATTTTCGATGTTATTAAGAAAACTCCCAACTTCTGGCGTCGAGAACCGGCGTATAAAACAAACGTGGATTCCGCTATCCGGTTTATTCATAGTAACCCGGAAGTAACGGTTTATTTTATGACTCAACGGCCAGATACTGAGGGCGGTACTGCTTACGACCAAACTCTCGACTGGCTAGTAGACCACAATCTTTATCCTTTCGATAAAGAAGTAACTACTCCTATTATCGTAAAAGACCCATCTGAAAAAGCCGGGTTAATGAAAAAACTAGAAATAGATTTCAGCATAGACGATAAGCAGGAAACCGTTACTCAGTGTAATTCAGTTTCCGGACACCGCGCCTATTTACTCGACCGCCCTTGGAATCAAATTTCTACCGAACCGCGAGTTTACACAGTAGACCACTTTACGGATATTATTAAGAAAAGAGGTTAAAATGAATTGGGGAAGGTTTCTATCTTGTGTGAGTATAGTAATTAGTATTAGCGCTTGTGTAGGATATTTGTTTGCTAAGGATTATCGACGAGCAATATATTGGGGTTCAGCCGCTACACTGACCGCTTCAGTAACATTCTAGGAGGTTAACTTGAAAATCTATATCGCTAACCAATATTCACAAAAACACCTGATGAAAAAAGTAGCCGATGAACTACGAGGAAAAGGCATACAAGTAACCTCAACTTGGATGGAAGAACCCCACGCTCCGAATACTCAAATGAGTGAAGTAGCGCCAGAACTAATTACTGAATACGCTTACCGGAATTTACTCGAACTAAGTCAGGCAAACCTGATGGTGTTTTTCTCAGTAGACCCGACTGTGGCTACTTTACGGGGCGGTCATCACGTTGAGTTTGGCTACGCACTCGGCATCAGAAAACCCATTGTTGTAGTCGGCCCTAAAGAAAATATATTCCATAATCTTTCGGACGTTCGGCACTTCGAGACATGGCCGGATGCTCTTTACTTTTTAGAACGAAAACATAAACGGAGGATTTTGTAGTCTTCTCAGGTAGGAGAAGTAACGAGGCGCTTTGCCGGTTTTACTCGAACTCGGAGCCGGGTTAGGCATAATCCGGTTTGTCCGGTAAACGGATATTTCGGAGGGACGACGGCCATAATAAAGGGGATTCCTTTAACTTGGCTGCCTCTTCGATGGCTAGCTAATACTGTTTAAAAACTCGATATGAATTTGCAGAGCGCCGAAGTTTAAAGGTTTAGGAGAGCAGTGTTATACATATTTAAGTGTAAAAAATGCGAAGCCGATATCCCGGCATATTGTGGAGAATATATTAATTATACTGAAGAGGGATGGAAAACCCGCCGTCGTCAAATGGACGCGATGTTATGTACTCTCTGTTTCGGAGAAACACCCGAGTTAAAACAGAAACAAGTATTAGTACCGTGTGTTCATCTACAGACCGGAAACACCGAAGTTTAGGAGAATTTGTGAAGTATACTGTAGGAGACTTAATAATTTTTAACGGAAAGGATATAATTGTGATAAAACATAGCGATGAGATATTGAAAGAATTTGGGTTTGCTTTTGGTAAACTAGACAACATCTTAAACATTCTTAATTCAGATAAAATAGATAAAAAAGAATTAGATAAAATTGAAAAAGAAACAAACACAGTTAAAAATAAAATCTCTCTGATTTTAGTGAAACTCGGATATGCTAGTTCGAATTGACCTATTAGATAATGATGGCCAAGTAATCGCCCGTAAAGAAGGAGATGCTATGCAGCCTTTGAGTTTTCGTACTCATGCTGAAGTACCTTTGGAAGATGCGAGATTTCGCTATTACGGATTTTCATATGCACCGCTCGTAGTTTTGAAGCCTTTGGAGACGACACGTTAGGAGTCCGGAAAGTGAACGAAAATGAAAAACCCACAGAGCCAATGCTGTGGGTTCAAGAAAAACGCGAGTTGTTGAGAGAAATAGAATATCTTCGAGATTCTGTAAAAACTCAAACTGAGATAATTAACCAGTTAACCGGAAAACCCGGAGAATATGAGTATATCCATCCTTTCGATGTAGCAGACATGATAGAAGATTTAACAGTAGATGAGATTCTACTAATAGACGGTTCAGTTTTCTCCGAACACAACTACCTTATCATTGACGGCCAGAAGTATAAGCAAAGCCCATTTATTCCTGCTAGAACGACTAAATATGTTTAAAATCTATAAAATAACCAACCAAATTAATGGTAAAAGCTATATAGGTAAAACATCTAAAACTTTAGAGCAAAGATGGGTTTGGCATAAAAGAGACACGAAAGTTAAAAAGTATAGAAATATTTACTTTTATAACGCTCTTTCTAAGTACGGACCAGAAAACTTCACTATCAAAGAACTTGATTGTACGGAAAATGAACAACAAGCGAATTGGTTGGAGAGTTGGTACATAGCAATTACTTGGTCCTATAAACCCGAAATTGGCTACAACAGTACTATGGGTGGAGACGGAGTTATTCCTAATCTGGAAACTAGGCAAAAAATACGTGAGTCTCTGCAAGGGAAAAAACATCCCATGTTTGGACACACAGGGGATAAGAATCCGTTTTATGGTAAGACTCATACTGAAGAATCTAAACATCAAATGAGTTTATCCCACATGGGTAATAAAAGTAGAACCGGTCTACCGCACTCTGAAGAAACAAAAAAGAAAATTAGTGCCGTTGTAACGGGAACACAGTTGGGAAATAAACACCGACTCGGGAAATTTCACTCAGAAATGACTCGAAAGAAAATGAGTGAAAGTCAGAAAAAACGTTACCACGGTTCTGCTTGAGGAAATAATTTTCTTAGCCGGTTGTAAGTTGGGTCACTAAGCCGCTCTTGAGGAGTTGTTTCTGTAGCAATCTTCTTAAAGTACGTGGCTTTTTTCTTGAGCAATAGTTTCACCAGTGCCATTTTTTCATCGTTTGTAGCTAAATCATAGACTTGTAGGAAATCGCTCATTGGTAATCTTGATGCTCTAGAGTGTAGTCTAGCCATCTCTGGGTCTAGACCTTGCGTCTCTTTTACATTTTTTACTATCTCTTTAGCGTCTTTAACCGGTAAGGCACCATCTTCTACCATTTTATGTATATCGGTAATCGGCATTTCACCTGACCGTAACCGGTCTTCAAACTCGATTAAAGCATGGTGCTTCCGTAACTGTGCAGGGTCAACTGGGCCTGATTCGCTCTTTTCAGATGCGAGTTGGGCCGCTTTTGTTTGTGCTTGAGTTCTGTAGACTGTAGCCGTACCGCCTAAAGCTTTAACACCTTGGTCTACGTTAGTTAAATCTGGTGATTGACCACGTAGAGCGTTTAAACCAGCTTGAGCAGGAATCGGCAACACCTGACTGCCTAAATCTACTAGAGTACCAAAACCAGATTGTTTACGACCGAGACTGTCCCGACCGGTATAAACTTCAGACGCTATTCTGCCTAATGGACTAATGCGACCTTTAATAAAACCTGCGGGGTCAGAGACGGCATGCATAATATCTCCCGGTAGAGTCCGCATTGAATAAATCTTTTCGCGGCCTTCAGAATCTGTGGTAGCTACCCCAAACGGAGCTTCGAGATGTGGTTTGCCGCTCGTAATAAGATTTAGAATTCTAGCGGCCCCCCACATAGCGGCAGTGAACGCCACCATATCGTGACGAGCTACCGCTCCTTGAATACCAGGAGTAAATAGTCTCTTAGCAAACCGGACTTCAGATTCCATCCAGTCAGGCGCGAGGGTCGCTAGTTTAAGAAAATCTTGTGTAGCCGCTGAACGTCCAAATTGGCGATAGTTTAATCCGCCAAAACGCTCGTTAACGTCTTCGGCGGCGAGTCTAGCCGCTGCTCGTACTTTGTCATAACCGGCCATGTCTGAACGGTCTTCTTTTAGTTTAGCAAAGGTTTCTGCGTTGTCTAGTCGTTTTCCATAGCGGTCCATTAAAGCTTTAAAAGCACGACCTTTTAATGATGGTATGTATTGTTCAAAGAGGAATTTTTGTAGATGAGCTTGAGTAGTACCTAAAAGTGGTACTTTCTTAAATAATGAATCGGGTCCACTAGCGAGTCCATCTTGGTATTGGGCTTCTGTAGTTTTATCTGGATAAAAAGTAGCGCCTTCTTCTGCACCACGTCTCAGCATATCATCGCCGTGTATGTCGGCTATATCTACTTTGAATGGATTGATACCGGTCATTAAAGCTCTTAATCCTTCTTGAGCTATGTGAAACGGCGAAAAAGATAGGATAGTGTGCTTAAGAACGCTGCCTGCTTTAAGAGCAGCGCCTACTAATGGTCCTGGTTTTTCGGGATTAATTAGTTTATTTAAATAATCATAAAACTCAGGATGTACCCTAAGTTCAGATTTCACAAAAGCAGGAGTGCCGTCTGGAGCGTGGGCACCGAAGTTCCAGTTCGAGAACGCCGAGTGAGGAATAACCCTATAATCTTTAGTACTCCATTTATAAATAGGTTTCTCTCCTTCGTGTTCGAGTCTAAGAATAGTGCCATCCGAGATAAGTTTATCTAGAGTACCTGTGGCCTTTAATTCTTCTACTTTAGCATCAGTCATTTGGATAGGACGCATTTTATTACCGTCTAATAACAAAGCCGGGTTTTTACCGTCTTCCTCTACTAACTGTCCGGTTCCGGATAAAGCAGTAGCAGGACGACCGTCAGAAGCTCGTAATTCAGGATACGGTATTTTATTACCAGTAGCGGGGTCGGTAACTTCCGTACCTGTAATTCTATCGAGCATATCCCGGTTAGCTATAATTTCTCTGGATTTAGCTATGTGATGAGCAACTATATCTATCGGGTCGTCGATATCTAGTCTTCGACCTAGAAGTTCTCCCTCAAACGCGTTTCTAAAAACTCGATGCATACCCATAGACCCTCGGGTTTCAAAGTAACCACTTTTAGCATCGTGCATTAAAGTATTAGCCGCAGGGTTGTCTAGGTCTTTCGCCCATCTATGACTAAGATAGTTTTCTATGAAACTCGACACCACCCCTTTTTGGTGATTTATTTCATACATCTCATCTAGTTTAAGACGGCTGTCTCTGGCTAATTCTTGCATTAATGGGGATGGTTTATATGCCGCCTTATAAATATCGATTAAACGGTCTAGTTGTTTTTGATTATAGTTTTTCGAGTTTTTAAGAAGTTGTTGGTCTGCTAGTTCTTGATATCGAGATTCCTCTTGGGGGGTATCTGCTTCATCAGGATTAGGAAGTCGGGGAGATGCTTGAGCTTCTTCTTCTATAGTGACAGGCTTTTTAGCAGCTAAAGCAGGGTCTAAATTAGCAGGATTAATTTCTTCTTTACGTCTTGCTAATTTTTCTTTTACAAATTTGTCCGTTAGTTCTTCCGGGCGGAGACCTATCGACCCGCCGTCAGGGGCTTGAAAATCATGCACCCCCGTTCCAGGAGAAACCTCTCCTCGATACGGTATACCATGACGGTCAGCTATTTGTTCGGGGGTTCGAAGTTCATTTTCCGGACTAACAACCGGCACCTTTTCATCTGACCGACCGGCAGCATCCAAAAGATAATTAAGATGTCTTCCTATTTGGTTAGTGTTTAACCCGGCTTCCATTAGTTTGCCAGTACCGGCTCTGGAAATATCGTCGAGTTCTTTGTACTTCTTTTCTTGGGCAGCTTTGTATAATCTTCCCTCTGCAGCACCTGCTTGTTGTTCTCTTTGGCGGATACCTTCTTCCCTTCTTAATTTCAGATTCTCTTCTGAAAACCGGAACTTAGTACCCGCTTTTTCTAGTAGCGGGTTTAGCATAGGAGCATCATAGTGGAATGCTTCTCTAGCCCCTAAAGTAGCAACCGCACCCCCGGCAAGCACATGAACCGCTAGGCGCTTCGCTGTGTCGTAATCTCCCTCTTTTAGGGCATCTAGTACCCGAGGCGACTCTTTGGCCGCCTGCAAGGCTCCCTGTGCGGTAAAACCGGCATCTACGAGGGCTTTCAAACCCCGTACTGCGACCGGAAGCTCCTCTGCGGCTAAACCGAGTCCACGCAATAAAGCCCCACCGCCGAGAGTTGCGACAGTGAGGCCGATGGAAAGAGGGCTAGTTAGACCGGAAACCACGTCTTCGGTTCCGCCAACAAACCCGCCTTTATTTTCAGAATTCAGATTTACTAATGGGGTGTTTGCCCAGTCCCATGCCCGCTCGTACCAAGGCATATTGGGATTGCCGGTTTCATACTTCTTAGGAGATTGTTCAGTTCCCGGACTATAACTACCCCCAAATTCTGCATATGGGTCAGAGGCGGGTTTTGACGATGCAGACGAACTTATAGCATGACCCCCAAAACTCGCATAAGGGTCGCCAGATGGTGTTAACTGTGGAGTAGGCGCAGGAGCACTAGGTACCTCTGTTTTGACCGCCGAACCACCGAACGATGCGTAGGGGTCTTGGTCCGCCATTTTACTCTATAATAACAGCTTTAGGATTTGCTTTCTTAAAAGCTTCTAATTGATTTCTAGGTATCTGACCGGCAGGTTGTCCTGGTATCTGAACTTTAACCACAGCAGTTGCGTTTTTACGTACCGCAGCTCGTTGTGCCGGACTAAGTTCAGGATGTTTAGCTAAATATGCTTCTGTAGCATCGTAGGCAGGATTAGGCAGAGGAAACGCCCTAGGTCCTAGGACCGGAAGAACTGGTTTTTCAGCCGGTCTTTCTAGCCGAGCTTGTACCTTATCCGCTTCTGCTTTTTGTTTAGCCGCTACATCTGATTTTTCAGATTCACGAAAATTAGCTATAGCCTTGCCTTCTGGGGTAGAAGTGTCAACAGGAGTTTCTCCTGGAGGTGGAGGAGGTGGTTTTTGAACCACAGATTTTTGAGCGAGAGTTTGCCAAAACTGATAATCAGCTAAAAACTTTTGAGCTTCTTCGTCATGTCCTGGTTGAGCAAGAGCCGCTTTGTATCCAGAAATATCATCAGCCATCATTTTATTAGCGGACTCTCCTAAAACAAGTTTAGAACCTGGAGATAGTGCGTCCCAGTTTCCATTCACTTTTTCAGAACTTAGTTCTTTAAGAGCGTCTGAAAACACTTCGGCTTGCTTGCTTTCTTTTCCGAGTTTAGTAGTTTCTGCTCGGTCGCGAGCGGCAGCGGCCAAATACTGGCTCGTTTTAGCATTCTTTTCAGCAATATCTGATTTGTCGGTTTGTTCTTTTAAATCCCGGTTATATAGTACCTGATACTGACGCTGTAAAGCCCGCATAGTAGACGCATCTATTTCACGACCCGCTTTTATAAATTGCGGGTCAAAAAGAGAATCACTATGTTTATCTACACCCACTTTTTTCCACTGGTCTATCTGGGCCTGTGTGACTTTTACTTTGGCGTTCGAATCTATAGCCGTAAAAGAGTTTTCATATGTAGGATTGCCGTTTTTATCTAAACCGTATCTCATGCCTGAAGGAAACCACTGTACATTACTACTAGCACCTGGATGGTCTTTAAGAAACTGAGTCATTTCACTTTCAGACACATTTGAATGTGGAGGTTTAACCCCAGAATCTAACCACGACTGTAGTTCTACTTTTCCACTATCCGCCAATTTTTGGTGTAACTCGGCGGATTGACCTTGGATTCTGGTTGCGGTTTCCGCAATAGTGGCATTGTAATGCGCCATTTCTATTCTTTTTAAATCTTCTTCTGTTTTAAAAGCTGATTGTTCTCTCTGTTCTTTTTGTGCCGCTAATTGATTTTGATACTGTTGCTGAGTCTGTTGACGTGCGATTGCGGCTTGCTGGTCATTGCGAGCGGTTACTACTTCAGTACCTTTGACGATTCCGGGTCCAATGTGTTTTTCACCCGCACTAGACATTCCGCCAAGAATAGCGCCTGCTACTATGTGTCTGAATACTTCTCCGGGTTTTTGTTTAACCGGAATAGCCACGGTCTTACCGGTTTTTGGGTCTACCTGATACTGGTACTGTTGTTCACCTAGTAATCTAGAAGCTACGTGACCTAGTTGAGCTAACTTAGAAACGTGACTGACCAACGCCTGGTCAGGAGGAGCGGATTGTCCGGAAACTGGACCCGTAGTTTGACCCGCATTAATACTTCCCTGAATAGCAGAAGGCTGTTGCGGTTCTTGTAACTGACTACCAACAGGCATATCACTCGTTTGTTCGGGTTGAACTGAAGCTGTTGTGTCCGGACCTTGCTGTGTATCAATGGCTGCATCAGGCATTAATTAGACTCCACGAAAAAGCTTACGGGTGTATTAATAGAAATCGACTCATCATTTAGCGCACGTTTTAGAAAACTCACTACTTTTTGCTGACTGGCTCGATTTTCGATTTGGTAGCAAAGTAATAAATCAGAAAGCGGACTGTCCGGCGATACGTTCGCCCGAGAAGTACCCCGAGCTTTAAGCTCGATATCGTATAAGCCAGCCTTATAGCCATTAAGAAAAGAAGAAAACACACGACGACCTTGTTCGTCAATCTCATGTTTACCCGCCCGCGCCCAGGATTTCACAAGTAAAGGATTACGAAGATTGTATGCTTCCGAACCCGGATACATACCTCCGAATAGGTCGCACACCGCATCTACAAGGGCCTCTAAACGTCTAACGGCCATGTTGTTTATTCTCCACTATTTCCGCCGGTGTTTCCGATACCGCCTCCGCCCGAACCCCCTAGAATCCCACCTAGAGATGGATTACCTAAGAATGCTCCTGCGGCCCCGCCAACAATTCCGCCAACTATACCTTCCCAAGCATTACCTTGGTTATAAAGAGTAGTAGCGGAACTAAACGCATCCTGACCAGCGGTATTACCTACACCAGCGTATCCGGTCGGATTATATTGGCTAGCTACACCGCCGAGAATACCGGCAGCAGACAAAAAGTTCTGACGGCCTTGTTGATATCCAGCCTGAGTAATTTGATTAGAAGTAGACGCTTGCTGAGAAGCCTCCGAGCTTAATAGCCCTGCTTCTAGCTGAGAAGTAGCACCGGAAGGTAGGAACGTGTTTCCACCACCACGAGATGCTATATTTTCGTTTAGTGCGGTTTGAGCGCTAGCGAAGTTCTGAGCAATAGAATCCGAAGCACTTGTACGAATAGACGTATCTTCTTGAGGTGTAAACCCGTACTGACCTATTCCACCTTCTATGATAGGTTGAAAAGCGGTATTTAAAGAACTAAGAATCGCACTTTGTTGAGCAAACTGTGTAGCATAGTCCGCAGTCAAAGTTTTATAAAAAGCTGCTTGTTCGCTAGCTAGTTCTTCTTGAGCCGAACTACCCTTCATCAAGGGTTGCGGGCTTTTCCACACTAGCTGGTAGGGTTTTTTCATCTTTTCTCTCAAGGTCAGACAGCTTCATACGAAATACTGAATACGGGAGTCGTTCAAACCCGTTGTGTTCTGCAAACTTTTCTGTAGATTCCTCTTGACAGAGGAAATAAATCTCGCCAGACCCATTCGCATACGCTTGACTGACAGTATCTTGGGTTAGTTCTTTTAGGGCTACTGCTACATCAATTTTGTCAGCATCCGGATTTATAGCTAAAGCTTCCATCATTAATGGCCGTTGGACGGGCAAGAATATAATAGGTCCTTTTTTATTGAACGCGCAACGAATATATGTAGAGGGGTATGTAATTACTTTTGAATCAAATAAGTTATATTTAGTTCCGATTGTCCAGTTTACGAACAACTCTTTATCTTCTATCCGTGCTGGCCGAACAAAAACGTGGTTTTTCACTTTATTTCTCCTGAGAGCAAATAATTGGCAGTTTTCATGAATAAGACGGGACTATCTTTTAGTAATCCGATAGCAAAATTACATTGGTCACATAAGAGACCTCTGACCACTTTAGTAGTATGGCAATGGTCCACATACAGTTTTCCGTGTCTACTTTCTTCTCCGGGTTTATCACATATGGCACAACGGTTGTTTTGCTTTTTTAATAAAAGTTCATATTGTTCTAACGTTATACCATATGTTTTAAGTAAAGTCTTATTTTTAATCTTAGCATAGTTATTTAAGTAGTATCTTCTATCTTTATATGCTTTTGCTTCTTTTCTGGTTGCCCACTTTTTATTGTGCGGTATTCTAGCCACTACCTAACCTCCTAAATCTTAAATCCTAAAGCAGTTAAAGCTTTATGTATAGCGAGCATTACTGGTATTACTACGCTAATCTTAACCCAATGACGGGTTTCTTCTCTGTCGTTAATTTCTTCTAGGTCTGAAACTCGCTGGTTAGTACTTTGTAAACCTGTAGTAACCGTACCTCTTAACTCTCCTACTTCACCTACTAGACTTCGGATGTTATCTGAAACCTTTCTTTCAGACTCGTTTATTAGCCTTGCTAGTTCTAAAATATCGCCATTCATAAATACCTTAGTTTATAGTACCGCCAGAGCGGACGTATGCTTGGAGTGCTAGATTTCGTACTGATAAATTAACGTCTACGTTGGCCCGGACAAAATACGGGGTAGCCGGAAAAAACCGGTAGATTTGCTCGTCGTACATATTTTCTATTGGAAATATCCCTCGATTTGGCGCGGGGTTGCCGTCAGGAGAAAGGGAGTTTATAGGTCCAGAGCCCACAGGACCCGGATGGTTAACTGGAATAGGGTGGTTATAGTTTAGGTCGTTTTCCGGATTTGAGATACGTTCATTTATCAGAGGCATTTTAACCGCCAGTATATTTTAATGCTCCCCAAATACTTAGGGTAAGCAATTCGTTTTTAAACGGTTCAGGAATAAATTGTAGTTTAATTTGTAGGTGACGACAGTCTACGGTATTTTGGGATTGAGTAAGATAAAATCTTTGAGCAAGAACACTGTTACTAGGTACTAACCCAGGAGGGTCAGGTACTCCGTTTGGAAGGACTTCAAAGTTACCTGCTATTTCTTCTAACAGTACCGAAACTGCGGGTTGGGTACCACGTTGTTGTAACTCAGTAGTAATGCTAACTACTTCGGCTAGTTGGCCGGGTTGAGCTAAAACTATAGAACCAACAGTCAGGAAAGCTCCGTAAGAAGTGCCGTTATCGGTAAAAGTATTGGGGTCTCGATAAAGAACTATAGATTGAGCACCTAAGTTCTGAAACATTAAAAGTTGGTGAAAACCCGGAGATGTTTCTACTTGTTGAAAATGTGTAAACCCATTTGTGATAAGTGCTTTAGGACTAAATGCAGGACCGCCTTCGGGCGGTTGATTCCAATTGCAACGATACCAACTACCGACGGCATCGCCAATAAAAACCGCTTGGTCGAAAGTGCCTTGAATTAACGAAGCTACGTGGATATCGGTGGTTGGGTCGAATTGAGCCTGGAGGGTATCTCCAATAGCATAACCTATTTGGTTAATGCCCGCCGAAGTCATTTGTATAAACTGACGGTCAGATGTGTAAAGGAAAATATTACTACCTTGTACATCTAAAGCGTTATAACCTAATATACCTAATCCGAGTTGAAACGGCATAGCATAGAAAGTAGCTGTGTTAGTACCAAGGATAATATAAGTATCATCTGTAGTAAAAACCAATAAACCACTGGATATGGGTACTAGTCGTACTACAGTGGAAGGAAACAGAAAACTATTAGCTGGTGGAAACGATTCGTTACCGCTGCCTAGTAGAACGTCAGGACCGGCGGAGTAATAAACGAAATTACCTACTACTCCCCAGATTCTCCCAAGATGATAAACGTAATGTACTAAACCGGCAGGAGGAGGAGTATTAGAAAGCGTGGGAACAAATGGCCAGAATATAAGTTGCTGTAGCCCGGCATCTGTAGAAGTATCTATAATATTTTGGGTAGTGTTCGGGTAAGGAGATGTCGGCAACTCATAGAATACACTACCACCGTCTTTGGTTCTATATACGTGAATCTGATTTACTTGCGGGTCGGTACTAGCTACTAAATCTACTTGTACGCCCGCATAACCAACTAAATAAGTTACGTCCGTCAAAGTACCGGCAGATGTGGTTAATGTTAGAGTAGTTGGACCAGTAACAGCAGAAACGGTAAAATTAGTACCGTTAATAACTATAGTACGACCGTTCCAAGTAGAACCCTGTATAAAATTCGCACCTGAAACCAGTGTAACCGCTGTACCCGAAGTATTTACAAAGCCCTGACCACCAAAATTACCTGTTGATGCAGAAGCTGAAGTTGGATTCGAGATATGTCCGGAAACTGAATTCCCGTAGGCTATTACATATTCCCAACCGCCGTTAAAGGTATCAAGAGTACCGTTTCCTGTTTGCAGAACTACGGTAGGCCCGCCGGTGCCGAATATAGTTACCTGAACATTATTTATGTTAGCGCTTAAAAGAGCAGAACCGGGAATGAAAAAATAAACCCCCCAAGTACTCTGACTGATGTCATTAGGAGACCAAGTAGTGCCCCATAAATCAGAAGTACCTCCTAAAGTGTAAGTACTTTGGGTAGGGTTAAGTCTTGTGTTTTTTATTGTTCCTACAGGGCTACCATTTTTTACTAACTGTACATCTATAGGAAGACCTGCGTTTGTTGAGCCTCTAAACCCTGAAAAACTAACTTGTATACCATTAATAACACTTGTAAAAGGTATAGAAAACCCGAAATTACTAGCAAATAAGTAATTAGTGTTTGCAGTTCCTACTGCAAAATTTACAGTATCTGTAGCAGTAACATTGTTTGGATTAGTCCAGTTAGTAGCAAACCCGGTTCTTGTGACGTTAGTACCAGTACCAGCAATAGTTGGCCCAACCGCATCATTCATGGAACCAATAGCTATTCCCCAGTTACGGGTTGCCGCCGGGTTATTGTTTGGCTGGTATGCCTGAAGGTCTATACCATCACCAAAAAAAAGTGTGTTGCCAACTCCTATAAAATCTGTTTGACCTGAACCAGCCGTCTTAGTAAAAATAACCGTGTCACTAGTAGAAGTTAAAACTGAGACATCTAAAACTGTATCTGCCATAACTCGGATAGCGCCGGTTAAGTCGTGAAATGAATAAAAAGCAAGACCTTTAGACGATAAAACCGCAGTAGAATATTGTACAGTTCCCGGACGGCGGATTATAGTACCGTAGTTAGTAATCTCTACGTTCAATCCGTCGGTCAAAAGTTCTGGCCGACCGCCAAGAAACCGGGTATTATAGCGATTGTCTGGCGAATTAAAAGGAGAGCGTTGGGTCCATAAACCAGTAAAAAACTTCTGTAAAGATAGCGGTACGAAACGCACAGCCGTTTTAGGCTGTGACCCTTCTAATTGTAAAATGGCAGGGTCCGAGATTAGATTCTCTCTAAGAGAAGATTTAGATTATAGTTCATCGCTGCGGCGGCGTTACTAGCGTACGCGAAAGCATATGTTATTGAAGTACTAACCTTACAGTTCATTAGTATAGGAATGCCGAGTAAAACTGTAGTAGTCGAGTTACCGGTATCCGTTGTTTCTACTGCTCCTGCGTGAGACAGGGCAGCCGCCGTAATGGTTTGTACTACTCCATCGGGGTCTGTGTATACTATAGTTAACGCGCCGAGAGTAGAACTAGTGCCTGCGGCGGTTGTTACCTTGGCGTTCCAGGATAGTCGGTATTGACCAGAAGCTACAAATAAAGGGGTTAAAAAAAATAAAGTAGTAGTAGCAATAGCGGCAGTTTGAGCAGTCAGATTTACGGCAGCTACCTCGCTCGGTACCCCGTTTGCTACAGTATTTACACCTGCGTAATTGCTTATTATGCCGCCGCTATTAATAATGGTGTTAGCGATTATAAATCCAGTAGGCCATACTAACTGGTCTAAATTATTTTTACTGAGACTTAAGTCTCCGGTACCGCCAATATTTCTCCAGCTAATAGCGTCTGCACTAGCTAGGCGAATATTTCCAGACTGAGCAGGACTCGGAGAATTAGAAATAAGATTGGCGAAAGTAAGAGCACTGTTTACAAAAAGTGGTGCAGTGTTAGTTAAGGTCAGAGACTGACCAGTAATTGTCTGCGGAGCCGATGGATTCTGTAAAACCGGACTTGGAAAACTAATCACTATTCCTCCAACATTGGTTGGGATTAAACTGTTCAAATTAATGGGAGATGTGCCAATAAGAGCAAGAAGTTCGGGTCCATAGACTAAACCTCCACCCGGAGCTATGACTGACGCTATGTAAACCGTACCACTAGGCGTCAATTCGTCATTAGCATAGATAGTAGTACCAGCAGGAATTTGTCCAAGAGAATTTAGACCAATCGCTAAAACCCGAGGGGCTATTTGACTAATACCCGTAGCTATAGCATCTTGAGATAATTTTAGATACAAGATAGCATTGGCGGCTGGAGTGCCGTCTGGGAACTGAAAATTTCCGCTTATGGTCTTAGGAATAAACCACCGCCGCTTGAGTGTGTTTGTTCATATACCGGACAAGTCCTTCTAAACGAGGGATGCTTTCTCTTACAACCCCGAGAGCCATATTGCAGTCGGCGCAAAGAAGTTCTCTTACTTTTCCTGTAGCGTGATTATGGTCTATATGCCACTCGTTGTATTTACCACCGGGTTGGTCGGTGCCACAGGCGGCACAAACTCGACCTTGAGATTCGAGCATGTTAAGTTTGTCAGATAGTGTAATACCGTAGTTCTTTTTGATATCTGCGTTTTTAGCTTTTTCAGGAAAATCCTTGCGCCACTTGTTAACTTTTAATCTGTTACAGGGTTTACAAGCATCTACTAATCCATCCCATTTATCCCTGTTATTATGAAACATATTCAAAGGTTTTGGTTGTCCGCAACAAGTACAAGTTTTCATTCCCAGCATAACTTGCATTTCTTGGTTTAGTCTAAACTTTTTAGTTTTATCGCTCATCACCCATTTTGACCGTTCATATTCTCTTCGGCATTGTTTACATTGATAGAGAACGCTATCCCAAGTAGTATTATTAATACTAAACATATTGATGGGTTTAGAAATTTCACAACTAATACAAAACTTCAGATTTGAGATTATTTGTTTTTCTTTTTCTATACGGTTCATTTTTGTCTGTAAGTTACTGAAAATAAAAGGGTTAGAAAGGATAAGGACTATATGGGAAACCCGGCCCGATGGGTATGCCTTGGTAATAACCACCACTACTACCACTAACTAAACCTTCGGTCGGATAGAAACTCGCTTGCTCGCGTTCCCGGTCTCCTGACCGCAGAGCGTTCATAATCATTTCTTCCCATTTTAAATAAGCATCTCGCGAGTCTTTAGACCCTGCGTTCTCTTTACAAAGTGCGATAAACCCCTGACGAAAAAGATATCCATATTCATCCGGAATAGGGGATATCAGTTGTTGTAGAGAAGTAAGTATGGGCGGTTTGCGCTGATAAACTGGAAATAACAGCCAAGTAATGCCGGAAAACGCTGGTAAAGGTGCTACTCGCATTGCTACTCCATTAGGGTTAGCAACAGTCCAACGAACAGTGCCGTCGATTACGTTTAGACCTGCACTAGCGGTTTCAGAAACAGAGGGTAATGTCATGTTGCCATTATTGATAGCTACTTGAAATTGAGTAGGAGTAGCACTAGTAATAGGTTGGTTAATAACATTAAAAACCGAACCGTTTCCACGAATACCATTAACTGTAACGCTTTGTCCGGCTATGAAATTGTTATTAGCGATGTATGTAGCTATGTTACCGGAAATAGACACGGAACTTATAGCTGCCCACGAATTAGGCGGGAGAGATGGTTGGATAGACCCACTAATACCATACGGGTTTCCAGGGGGTAGAGGTACAGAACCTCCGCTACCGGATACGCCGGGACTGCTAATATTTAAGCCGAGTGAACCGCTGTCTATAAAAAGTATGTTTCCGTTAACATCTCTAAACTGCTGAAGTGGCGAAGCAGGGGTTTGCGCCTGTCCATATCCGGATTGATAAAGTGTATTAGCTTGCCATACACCCATGACGGCCAAGTAATTAGGTACCCACGAACAATTAAAAGGAGTAGCCTGATAAGCCGTCTGCTGTAAATCTCTGACCGCTTCCATAGCAAAAATCGGTTTAGGACCTTGTGGGTTTTGATTATTATTAATATCAACCCGCCACATTTGTTCTAACCACGAAAGGTCTACTACATTCATTACGTAATCTTGTTGGAGAGCTACGGTCAGAAAAGGCGGTACGTTCGACCGGTTAAATTTCCAGTCGAGTTGATTGCTTAGAAACCGCTGCATTACATCATTAGCGATAGTTAATGCGGGTTCCCGTTCCCAACCGCTTGTACCCAATACTACTGTTAATTCAGGATAAGCGCGAGCACTTGTAATTATTTGCTGAAGATTTATAGTAGTAGCGATTAGAAGGCTCCTCTACCCTGTCGGGCAGATTGATTATTACCAAGTACGTTTTGCTGTTGGCGAGCGCTATCGAGTCTCTCGCCTAGAAAGATATTAACCTCAGAATCTGAAAGACCTTGATTAGCCGCTATGACTTGACGGACAAATAACTGCATAGCTGGACCCCAACGTTCATCATTAATGAACTCGTAAGATTTAGCTAGGAATCCTTGGTTAGTAAGATACGAAAGATAGTCCGGAATAGGTGCCCAAGTATCGTTAATACTTTTAAATATAGGAGCGGCCATCTGATAGGTAACTACCGCTGTGTACGCTTTATCGGGTACCGGCATGAAACGGAACGTTATATTTCCATTATCATCATCTAGTCGAGGAGAAACTTCTACCGGAGATTCAATGACGGAACTTTCTCCTAAATTCAGCTTTACGTTTAATTCTTTAGTAACACTCGGATTCACTGTGCTATCAAAAATAGTGGTTTTTTCCATCCAGCCAAATAGTGGGAGATTCTGCGGATAGTCTTGTACCCCAGGAGATAGAGCAAACTGAACAAAAGTACGATTCCATCTCCAAGAGAACGGCGGGCCTAAAATAAATTGGCGACACCAATCTCCTATAGAGAACGCCGGTTCGTCAATGAACCCGCCTATTCCGGTTAGCGGTCTCAAGTTGCAAAATGCCGAACTTAAATTCACAGCTCTTAGTAAAGTATTAGTTGACGGCATTTGCTCTCTGTAATAGAGATTCACCTATATGTTTTTTATGTTCTTCCGATAGATGTTTTCCTAGTTTAGCGACTCGCATTTTTTGTTTAGCTTCTTCAGAATGATGTTTACCAAAAAAAGGGTGTTTTTCGCCTTTAAAAGCCGCACTCAATTTTGTTTTATGTTCTTCAGACAGCACTCTTCCGGGAAACGTTCTTTTTCTAGTATAAGTGTTTTTATGTGTATCTAAACCCAAAAGTTTTAATCTAGACCAAACAGTGGAAATCGCGCAACCAAATATTTCGGATATCTGAGTGATATTTAAGTTTTGTTTATCAAATAACTCTCTAAGAGTTTCTTCGGTCATGTTGTGAATGTAGTTATAAGATTTATGACCTTTTTTGGAGTTACGAATTTTGTTTTTGGTGTTTTCGTTGGGGCTAACTCCATCTCCACCGAGAGTAAGATTGTATCCATTTTCCGGACAATGGGATTTAAAAATCTCCGTTATCCAGTAAATTTCGCGCTTGTTAGCTGAATCTTCGGTTTCTAACAGGTCGATTTCTCTAAGTTTAAACATATCTGGCCCATGTTTTCGGATAGCGTTGTGGAAGTAAAAACTCGAACCATTCTTCACTCTTTTTAAATGTTCTGCCCAACGTTCGGCAATAGTTAGAGAAGTCTTACCTATATAAACTTTACCGTTAACCAGATTATGAACCAGATATATTTTAAACATTGTTCAGTTTCCGGACTTTAGATACCCGCTGCGGCTACTGCTCGGGGGTCAAGGAAAAACCGGACTCCAGCAGAGGAAATCTTGTTTCCACTCTTACGCTTCATCTGCTGTAGATAATCCGGGTCGCCGGGTCTAAACAAACGCTGGCAGTTAGTACAAATACCTATAACTTGACCGGTATCCAACCTGTGATGAATAATCGAAGTTAACTGACCAGACATCTCACTAAGAGCATTAGAACCTTGAAGATGCGGGCAAACGTCCTGGCTGGCGCGAATATCCGCCATAATCCGTTCACGCTGAGTCTTCATGGACTCGCGCATGCTCGATTCGTTTTGCTTCTGAGCTTCAGAAACGTAAGGTTTCCGCGACTCAAGTAAAGCTTCTGAAAGCATCTTGGCGAAAACTTCCAGTTTCTTATCCGACTGTTCGGTAATCTTACTAATCAGACCTTCGAGTTCGCCTAAAGACATTTCTACTTTGGAGTTCTTAGGCGCGGGTTTTCCGCCTAGTACTCCCTTTACTTCTGATTCTTCATTTTCAAACATGTTCATTCTCCTGCCATTAATCCGAATGGCGCGGGATTTAATCGGACTTATTGTTTCTCCACCGCCAAAGTTGTCTCTGGTAGTGTATAGAACCGGGTCCGTAAGGTTCTCCAAAAGTATTATTAACTCGTGATTCACTCAGTAATCGGGTTTTTATAAACCGCAATAAAACGGTTCTCCAACCTCGCTCTTTTTCCCTGACCGGTACATCCCTATGGTCAAACTCGTAAATAGAGTATTCACGCATCCAGCCTAAAGGCATGTAAAAAAGGTACTGGAATGTTCTACCTTCTAGTTGCGGTTGCGGGCAGCCATATGTCCGGTAAATGGACACATCGCCGATAAAATTGCCATCTGTAAAGTATAGACTAGGAATTTCATCTTTCAAAAACCCGTATATTTCAGACGAATACCTATATCTACCTTGACGGGCTTCTTCGTCTATACAGTCGAGTTGGTCCTTACCCCATCTTTGAGCACGCACGGCTTCAGAAGAGTACGTGTTCTCCCGAAGCCTGTGAGTGTGTTCAATTGTGGATAATCGAGGGGTAGACTCGCATTCGTAGCACTGGTCCCTTACTCCCTCACGGAAGCTGGAATCAGTTCTAAACTGGCCGAATGGTTTTACATTAAAACAACTGCAACATTCCTTCCAATGAAGACGGGTGTTGCGTTGGTCCAACACTTCTGTTGGAACGGGTAATACTTCATGCATCGTTTTGCCTTTCGCGCAAAATTTGTGATTTTAAATATCCTCAAAACTTATCTCGACGGGTGTGATTGCGTTAGCAGCGCCCGCGCCGAAGGTAGCAGAAATGAACATAAGGGAGTTACTAAGAGGGGCAGCCACCGCAAAAGGTGTGGACTGACCTACAGCCCTAGCAGCGTAGAATCCGGCGGCAGCTCCCCAAGCTTCTGCTCCCTGCATCTTGGCGCTAACGGAATCCCATTCACCAGCGGCTTCTGCGATGAAGTTTCCACTGACAGAACCTAAAGCGGCAGCGCCGATAGCTACTGTAGCAAATAAACCTGCGCCAGCAGTGACCGGACCAGCAGCTTTAGTGTTTTGATAAAACTTTAGAGTTAAGGTATTAGCAGCCGCACTGGAAACAAAACGACCCTGCACTCGTACTCGAAAGGCTCGACCGTCAAAACTTAGTGTATTAAAATATGGACGACTAGCTCCACGATTAGACGATGTTTTTCCGCCCGTATTATCTAGAAGAATCGCGGCGTTAGCATTAACGTCTGCGGGACTAGAAGACCCCACTATATCCGACTGTCCGGGAAACGGAAGAAACGCGGTTACGTTAGTACCGGCATCAGAACCCATAGTAAGTAGAGTTTCGCCAGTACCTAAAGCAGTCAGGGTAGCTAGCTGATTTCGAGGGGGAGTAGCAACGCCTAGTCCCTGTAATGCAAAGATGGTATCAGAATTTGACACGAGTTTATCCTTTAATTAGATTTGAAAAACGGTACCTTTTAACGGGTAAGAACTTGAGAGGTTTTACAACTAAGTCATTATATCGGCGCGACGGCGGGACTTGCTTTCAGGTCTTGCCTTGAATATAGGACAGGCGTCGAGTTTACCATCTTGTATATAAATAGCCGCTACGCCACCGGGTTCGACAAGGGTGTATTCGTGATGGCCGCCAATCATATTGCCGATTTCATGTATTACGCTGGAGTGTACTACTAGTACTACCGGTAAACCGGTTTTCATCGCTAGGTCTGTAGCATCTATAATTAGCGGGTGGATACGAGCTTTAAACTGATTTAACGATTCGCCACCAGGAAGCGGTACATCTGGGTGTTCTACATGCCAGTGTACTAACTCAGTATTCTCTTCATCTTTAGGTTGACCGCCAAGGTCCCCTACATTCCAAGCCGCTAAATTCGGGTTTGGGTAAACTTCCATTTTTTTTAGACGGGCGATAGTTTCGGCAGTAGCGCGAGTTCTTTTTTTATCAGAATGGAATATAGCGGAAACTGGTTCTGATTCTAGATAGTGAGCTACTTCGTTAGCATCTCTAAAACCCTGTGCGTCCAAAGGCGCATCTATCGGTCCCCTGAAAGCATCTTTAGCGTTAAGGATTGTCTGGCCGTGGCGGACAGCTAGAACAAGCAGATGTTTCTGACCGTCCATTATTCTATTGCGAGTTTTTCCAAGGATTCGATATCTTGAGCTTCACATTGTCCGGAAACCGGACTTTGTTTAAAAAACGGGTGCTCCTCAATTGGAACCGCTTCTTCCTTCACTAACTCGGCCCGAGCTTCTGGCTGGTTTATAAACTCGTCAACCAAAGCTTCCGCAGTCTGGTCATTAGCAAATGGTTCTTCATGCTTGGCTTCGGCAGCCAAAGCTTCGACTTCAACCCGAGCTTCTTTTTCAGCTTTAATCTGAAACACTAGTTCGCGCAACTCAGGATGGTTAGCGTGCGGGTGTTGTTTTTCCAGCAGCAACTCGACAGCAGCTTTCCGCCATTCATGACTGGCGGCTTCATTGCGGGCTAGGTCGCGTAAAACTTCCGGGGACAAATGCCCCAATGTCAACTGGCCGTTAGTCTCTGTATTGTAAGTAACAACCCCTCTGGAGTCGTATACTAGATGTTCTTTAGGATGCGCCATTTCTAATTATCCTTCTGATATGCTTTTTGCTATTTTCTTTTTAGTGCTGCAAACATTTCCGCTCCATTTTCATGTAACGGTTCAATTATTCCTGTGATTGGGTGAACCCATAGGTATTCAAAATCAGATAGAAAATATAATCTTTGTTTTCCGTCTCGACCCCAACAATACGTTTCGTTCCAAGAACACTCGTATTTATGGGGAATTAACAACTCGTCCCAATCTTGACAGGTACGTAGAGCATGGTTTTGCGCCCGACGTACTCCACGATGAGCTAAAATCTTATCCTGTTTCGCACTATTACACGTAGTAATTGCGCTAGCAGGCCGACGATATGACCGTGACATAGAAACCTCCATTGGTTACTAAGTCATGTTACTCCTTTACTTTAGGACGCCAGCCACATCTCTGGCAGTTTCCAAATTCGCTAATTCTATGTTCTTTAAACGCTAAATGATGCGGTTGTACTTCAAAAAACTCGTTTATACTTCTCCAATATGCTCGTTGGAGAAGAGAACTCATGCTGTGTAGAACAAAGCATTTATACATCTTAACCCCAAGCTACTGTTTTAAGAAACTTGGCTAATGTGATTCTGTCTATAACTTCTTTAGGTCTCGGTCTGCCTGCTAATTTTAGACTTCTCTTTAAACGGGTTTCTTCCGAAACCGGACAGCCATAACGAGGGTTGTTTACACCTGTTACGGAAATACTTTGTTTTTGCCGAGATTCTATAGATTTGGGTTTGCCAATCATTGATTGACGGTGTTTTTCTTTTGCTTCGGGAGTACAAGGCACCCCGTCCCCGCCAAACGTACTGTTATAACCAAACTCGGGGTTATAAGATTTAAACTCTTGTATATATTGTTGTTCTAGCTGATTTGCAGTTGTTAGTTCTTCGGCGCAGTCAATTTCAGATATTTCAAAGTTCTCTGAGCCATACTTACAAATAGCTCTGTGGAAGTAATACGGGTCGCCGGGAGCATGGGAGATATGATGGGACCATCTGCGACGGAGTTTTTGAGATGTTTTGCCAACGTAAACCTTATTGTTAATTTTGTTTCTTACAATATAAATAATAAACTTCATTTTCTCTCCTCGAAAGAGTTGGATAGGGGGTGTTCGAGGCACCCCCGTTTCCAGTTGCCCATTACTCTGGGACCAGAGTGGAGCGCAGATTTCTCTGCACTGAACCGCACTTAATTAGATGCTAACTAAGTGGAAAAGGTTACTCCTACGAACTCGAAGTTTCCGATTGTAGGCGTCGAAGAACCATAGTGGAACCGGGACGAAGAGTGTTGGTATACTTAACATTGTACGAAACCCAACCTCCTATCTGTCGTGCGGGGTCGCTCACTGAACCCTGGCTAGGAGCTTCTTGTATCATAAGTCGGTAGTTCTTTTCACCGGACTCAGGATTTTTTCCAAGGAAGACACTAAAGAGGGCATCATCAGCATAAATATACGTATTGTAGTACGTGTTGCTGGAGATGGTTACGGAAGGTGCGGTCGTGGTCTGTTTGAAACGGCAGCCAGCGAACTCGATAACTTCCTCGTTTGACAGGGGCGCAAATAGTTTTTGTGCTGAATCACCGTTGCGCTTTAGGATGTCAGTCAATCCATTGACGGACGTGTCGTTTAGCACGTCGTGTACAACGAACGGATGGATAATTCCGCCCCAGTAACCGTCCTTAGTAAGTGGACGGGCATTTACGCCAGCCAATTGCTGAGTAGCGGTACGGAGGTTGTTAGCAGTAAGGTATGAACCGTTTGCTAACTGGATGTTAACCGTGCCATCAACACCAACCGCGCTGTCAGAGGTAAGCTGAACGAGCGAGTTGAGGGTAAGAGCAAGGCGATAATTTAGTTCGGTTGCTAGGTTCTGAAGTAACGACGGGTCGTCAATCGCTACGTCCATAGCTAGGTCGGAACTGTTAATAAAGTCAGCGTCAAATGTGTTTAGGCTACCGAGTTTTCTGCGGTAAGATAGCGTACTTTAAAATCGACGTTATCTGGCAGTATCACTACTGCTGCACTCTTACTATCACTAGTAAGTTCGGACTCTATCTTCACCGGTTCTAAAACCGGGTTTGGCGTATTAGTCTCTGGGGTTATTCCTCTATTAAGAGCTTGGCATCTTCTAGCTAGTTCTAATCGTTTAGCCGGGTTTTTCTGCCCAAACATACGAAAAAACTCAAGAGCTAAAAGTGCCTGTTTTCTCTTAATAACCATATAAGGCAGGATTGCAAGAACAAATTTTTCCATTTGTTTGTAGTTTTGAAGGTTCCATCTATAACAAATTCTTCTAGAACCTTGTCCACCGTCATGATATTCGCCGCCAAAATTCTCTTTTAGCCACTTCATTAGTTCCACAGAAGTGTTTGAAATACCAATCTTACAATCTATTAACCAATAGGGTTTGCCTTTATAGCCTTGCCCTGATTTGGTCCCTGCTATGGAAATGTGACCTTCTCCGTCCACCATTGCGGCGACGTATGCCCATTTCGTTTTACTTATAATAGCCATTGGAATCTTACCTCCGTCTCTTCTTATATTAGATGCTAATAAGGGGTTAACGGATATAGCCAAATTTAAAGTCAGCCGATGATTTCAACTGACCAATTGTCGCTATGATTTTAGTGGAGCTTTCGGAAATTGGAGACCCAACAGTACCTTCTGCCGCTTGGTTGGTATTAGCCGCCAATAGAGCATAGGTGAAAAATTGAATCTGATTTCCTGACCGTAGCGGAAGTGGTTTCTGCTTCAATATCTACCACTTCGGTTTGCATGACCAAGCAGCTTAAATAGTCATGGATAAGAAGGGTGTTTGGGCCTTCAGGTTAGGAATACTCTGACGTTCGTAGTAAATCGCAACCAAGTTAGGAAGCGCACCGGAAGTCTGAATACTCGCGGGAGAATAACTCATAGATTTCTCTTTAGAGTCGTTTAGTTCTTAGCGCCGAGCGGATTGTGCTCTTAAACGTCGAACACCAGAGAATAACTGGTTGATTTCATCGTTAGAAAGATTATCCAACTCTTCGTCTGTAGGTGCGGTTTCAGCGACCGGTTGAGCGTTGGTAATAGCGCTCTGAGGTATACCGAAATTACCACGTACTCGCCGCTTTGTCGTTCCCACAATCCGTGGGTCGGGAGCAGGCGCTGGAGCGGGTGCAGGCACAACATCAGGAACTGGGGTAGCGGCTACTGGGGTAGGTTGTGGTGCAGATGCTCGTCTTACTGGAGCTACTTTCGGAGCTTCATCTAACAATCCGTCAGAGGATAGGTCTTCAAAAGCTTCTCCTAAATTCTTTGCGTTAAACTGTAAAATATCTTTATCTAGGTTTTTGTGTTTTCTGAGCCAAGCTAGAAGTGACTGATAGTTTTCGTCAGTATTAAAATATTCAGGATATTCAGCTCTAAACGATTTAGCTTCATATTCCTGACGAAGATTCTCGTTAGCCTCTTCGCCTTTTTCAGCTAGAGTGGTTAGTTGTTCCACAGTTTTACCGGTTTTCTTTTGGAACCAACTTTGGAATGCTAGGTCGGGGTTATTCTGAAGTTGAGTTTTAAGCTCGAACACTTCGTCGGCGGTCAGTTCCCGGACTTTTGGTGCGGCAGGTTGAGTCTGAGAAACCTCGGGTTGACCCAACTTAATCTGACGATTCAGTGAATTAATCTTACGGGTAGCGTTAATTTTGCCTGCCGCTAGATTACGCCACATTTCGTCTTTGGTTTTACCACGGAAGATTTCTACGCCACTAGATGTATTACTATCTAAAGTAGCGCTCCATCCCTTGGCTGTCTTTTCTATGGTGACTGAGGAACCATCGTCATATTCGATAACTTCAGGTTGGTCGGGTACTACAACTGTGGCAACCGCTGGAGCGGGAGGCGGAGGAGTAGCTGCTAGTACTTCGGCATCGAGAACTTCCTGTACTTCAGGAGTCTCGTCTGCGATATCGCTTAGGTCTTTAAAAAATTGGTTACTAGCTGGAACCCGTTGTGTAGCTTGAAATCCAGGGTCTTCCCAACCGTCATCGTCTGCGACCGGTAAATCTTCTCTGCGCACTGCTGTATCGACCCCTGCAAATCGAGGGTCTTCAAAACTAAACGGGTCTACGGGCGTTCTATTTACTGCGAGTGGTTCACTCATATCATTCTCCTTGTATCGTTTAATCCGAAACGACTACGGGATTTCCGGTTACAAACTTCCTGCGGGTACCGGGGCCGCTTTTGCAAACTGTTTAATAGCTGACGGGGTTGTTCTTGATGCATCAACCGCCGCATTTACATCTTGTTGAAACTTCGAGTGTATTTTACTGGCTGCATAAGCTACCGCGTGAAAAGCCAGTACTTCTGTGGTTTCAGCCGGGTCCACCGCTACGAGTTTTTCAACCGCGTCTACTACGTAGCTTTGAAGCATACTTAAAATTTCTTGGTATCCTTCAGTAACGGTTATTTGAGATAACGCTCGACCACGAAAATACTGGTCTATCTCATATTTTTCTTCGGGGGTTAGTTCCTCCCCACGCATTTTTTCAATACGGTTGTAAGCTACTTCTGATTGCATCTCTTGAACCTTTCGCGTTCAGTTTCCGGACTTTACTTATATACTTCGGTTTTCGCTATTTCAAACATACTAACTTTGTAACCTTCTGGTATACGATATTTATGCAAGGTTGTTATTTTTATAGGACGTGTCGGGTCTGAATTCGAAACAACCGTTGTATCTTCTGTAATTTCTATTTTAGGACCAGAACCATCTATACAATATTCGAATGCATCATGTTCATTAACTATTTCAATTATTCTTTTCATTATGTGTTACTTCCGAACCCGACGCCACCCGGAACCCCGGTTATCGCGTCTGGTTCTCCAGCCTTTTCTATGGCCGACCGTAGAATTTCACGGCCAGCACGTCCGAAGTTATCATCTTCCCGGAGTTGTTGTTCTTGTTCAAATTTCTGTTGTTGTAATTGGGCTTTACCTTGGAGTTGTACTTGAGCCTTGGCTCCCGGTTGCATTAACTGCCATCTCTGCATGTCTTGTTTATCCATAGGCTTGATTACGTCTCTGAAGTTTCTCCAATCTGAAACTTCCCAAACCATCGCCATTAACTCGTCATGGTCTACTTTCTTACCTTCGACGGCCAAAGACTGGACTACTTCGGGATTGGCTAGATACTGCATAATCAAAGGTAAGGACTGGGCCATATTGCGACGGGCAGCTAAACGCGCACCCGCACCAATAGAGAACTTAACTCGTGCATTAATGATATCTAGTATGTCGCCTTGTTTCTCTTTTACGTACTCATGTTCGAGTTCGTCGTTAAGAATATGGCGGACTGTGGATAAGGGTAATAATCCACAATTAAGAATATGGGCTTGGTACAAAAACGGTATAAAAACTTGATTGGCTATTTTCTCTACAAAATCCTGGATTCGAGAGTCCGAACCACCGGCAATAAGATTTGCGCCAGTAGCAGTGCGTCCCATGCTTGTCTTTGGTCCGCCCATACTGCCCTGTACAACCGGCTCATTGGCTCCTGACACCTGCTCCGCTCTAGCTTGCGATATAGATAAGGCTGCGCCAGCTTCCGGCACGGCAGGAAGTCTATCCAGCGGTTTGAAGTCGTCTTTGTTATCAACATTAACGATTTTACCCGGAGATACGCGAATACTTTGGGTAGGTACGCCCTTACCCATAACACGAACGTAGACGCCATTAAGATTTAGCGCTACGTTATCTAGCCAAGCATTTGTGATACCTTGCTGGAGTCTCTGCTCAGAACCGATGGTTTTCGCAAGACCCATACCCCAAAAAGCTTCTGGTACATCCCACCAGTTGACGGATAGGAATGGAATCACTCCGTATGGGTTTTCGTCACTACAAATTACGAGTTTTTTATTAAGTACTACTATATACCGGTCTTTATCCCAACGCTCTAGTAACTCTAGTGGTTGAGCAAAAGGGTCTTCTGTAGTGACTTCGTAACGAGGTGCTGCTCTTAAATCATATAGTGGATTCTGAACCGATAGTTCCGCCGCGTTAGCTTCGGCTACTTCTTTAGGAGCAAAGAATAATTCAAGCAGTTTCTCACGAGACGGTATGTTAAATCCAGGACGGTCGCGTAACTTGTCTAAGTCATTCCAAGTCGGATACATCCGGTGGATTACGTACTTACCTTTTCTAATATCCGGTAAATTAAGACCGGGGTCGGGCAGAACGTGGCGGAGATTTACTATGTGTTCGAAAGTAGGCCGGTCGATATACTCTTCGATTACTTCTTCTTCGATTTCCTCATCGACCGGGTGAATTTGTATGTCTTCTAAACCAGGAGCATTTGGAATAGTTACTGGAGGAGTTTTACGTTTGTAGACAGTACGTTCTTCCGTATACGTTTCCCAACCCCACTTCCATATAGCCGTTCCAAATAGGATAGCATTAGTAACTCCGAGACGAAGAGTCTCTTTGAAACCAATGTCTTCGAGTTGGTATGCTAGAATAGCTCCTACTGCTCGGGTAGCATTTTCTGTAGTTCCTGGCCGTTTACGAATCATAAACGGGGGGTCTTCGTAGAAAAGACCGTTCAAGATTTTAGGAGATAACGAGTTTACGGCAGTAGCAACCGTAAAAAATGGAATGTTGGCTTTTTCTACCTGAGTACCTTCCCAATAACGGGCAGTAAAAGGTGATTGGTAAAGAATAGTAGCAGTCGGCCAAAGAGCTACCCATTGCTTAGTTTGTTCGAAGTTCTCGGCAGTAATAGCATCTTTAATTACAAGCTTGAGGGCGGCATCGTCCCCCCAAACTCCTGTAGACATTACCTGTTTGGCTTCGTCCAAAAGAATAGGGGCGTGGGTGTCTACGCTCGGTTTATCCAGTAACATTCTGTGCTGTCTCCGCCCCTTCTAAGTGTTCAGTTTCCGGACTATTACTTTAGGTCGCGTGCTACTCGGCCTGATTTAGAACCGGCAGATTTAGCCGACGGTATGTGAACGTTGAAATCAGGAACATCCATAACTCTGGTTTGTTCGCCACCAACGATATGACCGGTTTGTAGGTCAACAGATTGCCAGATGCTTATTTCTCCGCCATCTGAACGGCTTTCGCCATCATTCCAGTCAATAGGAAAGTTCGATGCAACTCGGGCAGCGCGATTGCCGGGTACGGGTGTACCAGCACCGTGTTCTCCAGAACCATCATCTTCGACGTGACGCGGCCCGCATTGATTCTCGGAATCGATAACTAACTCGTTCTTGCCGCCGCCATTGGGGTTTTCATACGTAGCCCCCCCACCTTGACCGTGGTCGGCGTCAGCGCTAGTTTTGCCGTCAGGCCAGTCAGAACCTTCGGCGCGATACGGGTCTTGTTTAGCACCGTCTATTCCGATTAACTGGTTCTTTTCAGCCATGTTATCGGAGGTCTGATTATGCCCACCCATAACTTTACCTTTGCGAGCACCAGCCGGACCTTGGTTTACATTTTCAACCAACTCGTAGGATTCATTTTCCCATGCCCGATTTGGTTTCTTAGGGTCTACTTTCGTACCTTTTCCAGCAACAACTTTCATATTATTACTCCTTGAATTTTACTATAACTCTTGTCGTCGTAGGTGAGTTTTACTCATCTTCTTACGAGTTTCTTCTGAATGATGCTTACCAAAAAGAGGGTGTTTGTCCCCTAATTTTGCATCACTTAATTTCTTTCTGTGTTCATCAGAAAATTTTCTCCCTGAATTTGCAACGCTAATTTTTCTTCTAGTTTCCTCAGAAACTTTTCTACCTTGTAGGGCATCTATTCTTTTTCTTTCTGACTCTTCGTTTCTTATAACTCCCTCTCCACCAAGTGTTGAATTATATCCGTTTTCCGAACAGTGGGATTTGAAGACTTGAGTTATCCAGTAAGTTTCTCGTACGTTAGCAAGTTCGTTGGTCTCTACACAATCTATTTCTCTTACCTTAAACATATCCGGTCCATATTTTCTCATTGCTCTGTAAAAGTAAGAAGGATAGTTTAGTCTGGCCAATTTAAGATGTTCTTTCCATCTAGCATCTATGGTCTGACCTGTTTTGCCAACATAGACTTTGCCATTAACAATGTTAGTAACCAAATATATTTTAAAGACTATTCTTTCATCTTATGTAAAGATTTTTCTATTACTTCAGGGTCTCCTGAAACAATTCCTTCTAAAGAACCGTCGAAAACTAATGCATTAAATTTATTCCAGTCGAGTGGGATACCGTTTTCTCGTACGTACGGCTCCACATACTTTATGCACTCCGCTCTGAACTCTAAGTTCGAGTTTCCTACTGGGGGGTTCACAATAAAACTGTCTGGCGTTTCATGTTCCATATTATCCTAGTGTACTTCCTGGTTTCATCCAATATTCCCACCAAGTTGGCCAACTGCGAAACATATGATTGAGTAACACTCTCTCCATTACAAATGGACTACAATCCTTAGAGGTTTTTCCTTCTTTCAATACTATTTTAATCTCTATTTCGTCTGTATCTAAATCGTCATAGACCACAGCTTTTGTAGTGAGTCGATTTCTTTTATCTTCCATATTATCCACATAACCCGGCCCCGAGTAATGGTGCTAGGTCTCCATGAGGTGTTTGCGCTTCTGGTCCTACATCTGTAATACTGGGTGTTAAAGGTTGAGGTACAAAACCCAGACCAATTCGGCCATATGGGTCGGTTCCTTCATTAAACATTAAATTAAACGCGGCTTCCTCGCGCGTCATCGTCACGACTTCATTCTTAGCAATCATATTATTCATGCGAGGTGCGTAACGAGGAAGCTGAGAAATCACGTCTGGTATATCGTCGTGATGATGACTGACTAAGCACTTCTCAAACTCGCTGTAAAGAATTTCCAGATACGGAAGATGGGCAGCGAAATAAAGCATGTTGTTAACCAGCCAAGGATGAAGGGCTGCCATACGCGATTTCTTAGCATCTTTCTGTTGTTCCGGCGGAAACCAGTCTATCTTACTACAGATAGCTAGTACATCTGCCATTCCGCGATTACGAGCTTCATTAATAATAGTAGGTTCGAGGAATCTAGAACCCGCAGCATCCTCAATTCCTATAATCATAGGATGCCAGTGTGCTGCTAAATCAACTATGGCTTTTGCTAAGGTAGTGTGATTAAATTTAGCCCGGACTAAATCTAAAATGAAAAGCTGGCCTTTGTCGTTCCAAATACCAACTGCTGCTGTACTATAGTCCCGGTCTTTTTTCTGACTGAAAGCAAAATCCCAGGTTATAGCAATTGGTCCGTTTACCGGAAGTTCTTTAAAAGGAACTGTATGACTTAGAAGTAAAGGCCGGTCAAAAGTAATGTGGCTTTTAGGGCGGGGATTCTGGTTTAACTGGCCTTCAAAAATAAACTCGTCTTTATGGAGTTCATTCATCAGCCAACTAAAACTCATGTATTCAGGAAACAGAAGATTACAGCCTTCTTCGCCTGCATCACCATAAGTCTTATTTTCGTTGCCGGGTTTCAGAACAATAGCGCGGCCAATTAAAATCCGCAAACCGGACGATTTTACGTCTATCTGTTCCCAACAAGGTCCGCTATGGCGTTCGACTTCGCCAATAAGTTCTTTTTCAAGTGTCTGTCCGTAGTTGTCTATTTCGTGATACCGGGTTCCGATACGGTCGAAAAAACCCCAAGCCATCAGCATCTTGCGAGCTAGATTAATCTTTTTAGTTACTTTGATGCACTGTTCTTCGTTTTCAGAATTACGGTCAGATACCGCGTCGTCAGCTTTCATTACGTCAAAGTGAAAACCCGAACCGGTCGAAAGAACGGACAGTGCTCTGACTGTAGAATCTTTATCGTCAAAGATAGTGCGCTTAGGACAGTTAAAAGTAAACGCGCTCCCTAGTGCGGTTTTAGTATCCGGTATACAAAACTCGGGAAAGAACAGATTCATAAAACTCGGAGAATCCATTCTGATAATAAAAAAGTTCTTTAACTGGTCTACGAAACCAACAGCTAGGTCATCGGCAGCAGTCAGGAACAGGATTCGGATATTAGGAAAATTCAGAATCCATTGGGCCGCGTCTATGACATCTATGGTACTTTTTAAGCTTCCGCGAGGATAAAGAACAAGTCTTTCCTTGCGGGTGTCCTGACTTTTAATATCTTTTGATTTATCTTTTTTTACGAACAGTTCACACAACCGGCGGTGAACATGGTCAACAATCATGTCATTTTTCTGATTGTCATAACCTATAAAATACTTAGCAAAAAAGAATAAATCTGTCTCCGCCCTACGGCGGACTTCTTTTCCTAAGTCGGTCAGAGGTAATAGCTTTTTGTAGTTTTCAAATTCAGCGGTATCTTTAGGAGGAAACTTCTGTCTAACGTCCGCCATTTTTTCGTATAGTTCGTCATCTGAAAACTCTACATATTCCATTTTCTGCCTTTAAGATGGTTGCTCGGGTGGGAGTCGAACCCACGGAGGCGAGTTTATGAGGCTTGCTTGAACTGCCGGTTCTCCAGAGCAAAGATGGTAGGGGTGAGAGGACTCGAACCTCTAAAGTCTTGCGACACCGGTTTCCAAAACCGGACAGCTTCCATTTACTGGCTTACACCCCTGTTTCGGAGGTGCTGGTTCTATTGTGTTCATTTTCCGGACTACCCTTCCTTACGTGCTTGCGACCTTGCGAGAGCGAAATTGCGACCGCTTGCTTCTGTGACTTAACTACAGGACCTGTCTTAGACCCGCTATGCAGAGTTCCCGCTTTCCACTCATCCACAGTTTTCTTAATCTTTCGGCGACCACGAACTGAACGAATTTTCTTGCGAGATTTACCGCCAAGAACATGGCGGGCAGCTTTAAACCTAGACATTAAGCCATCGCTTGGGCGGGTGCGGGCATGCCGCCACCGGGTTCTTCTTCGCCTTGTAGATTCTGAGCCATGTGTTCTTGAAGGGCGGCCATGTCTGGAAGGGCGTGTTCTTCCTGCTCCGCACCGGGTTCGGGTGCGTCATGCTTGGCAATGTAACCACCGCTAGTGGCTTTTCGTACATGCATACCTTTGGTTTTCTTCCCGCCCTTTTTCTTGGCCGGTTTCTTGCTGGATTTCTTTCCACCCATTACTTCTGATACTCTATCTTTAGCCATATAAGTCCTTTAACTTCTATACCATATGTATACTTTTGTAACAGTCGCGGTTAAGCCTGTTATCTTAAAATCTCTCCAAGCGGGAAAGTGGTCAGCAAAATCTTCTCGTGTTAGTATGGTACCGGTAGCCCCGGCAGCCGCTGCCACGCCCGAATTCCATAAAATAGTTCCATCATTTGGGTCTGCTACTGTTACTACTCCTGCAACAGTAGTTCCATTAGACTCTAGAACAATCTTAGTGACTCGAACACCCCACTGTCTAGTTACGGCTCCAGAAAGTTGTTGTGCGGTCGTAGGTAGGTTTCCGGTATTAAGAGTTTGTAATGAACGCCAACCCTGTGTTGTATCGGTATCGAAAATTAGAGGGTTGCTGTTATAGCTGTTTGCCACGGAAGTACTCCTTTAAAGTCCGGAAACCGGACAAGTATTTATTGTCCTTTGCCTGTAAACTGGCCGATAAAATTAGTGAACTTATTAGTACCATAAGGCACTCCTATAAATAAAGAGATACCACTCAGGTCAGGAAGAACGTGGTTTTTATACACTAAGTATGATACCCATCCCACGCCCGCAAGAAGAGAAAGGAAACTGCCTATTCGAGCAAAGCTGGTTTTACCGTTCTCTTCGTTAAATATCTCTTTGATGAATGTATCTGGTACCATTATTGTAGTGTCGCAGTAGGAGTTACGGTCGTAGTAGCGGGCGCAGTTACCACGACTGACTTAGGGATATTTATACTAACTGCTCCGGTTTGAGCAGCACCACAAGATGCACCGGCAGCGTTACAAATAGTAATTTGTGTTACTCCTTGAGCAGTTACCGTAACAGTTGCTACTTGTACAAAAGCACCGCCATTATTAGCAAGAAATATTCCATCTCCTGCTCCGCAAACATCTAAATGAGCGGGAGTAGTAGCCGCATTAGGAACACACTGAGTATGAACCCCTGATAAAGTTAGCTGTAAGGGAACCGGATTCGGACCTTGACCATATGCGTATTTATAAGAAGCAAAACCCGCTAAAATTAAAAATCCGACAATAAGTAATATCTTTTTCATGTTTCTCCTTATGGTGTTGTAGTTGTGGGGTCGCAAGTTCCAGTAGCACCAAGGTAGCACAATCCGCCGGTGTATGGTCCTTTATAAGTAATGCCATAGATAAGCCGCACAGGACGAACGCGGTAACTATAAGTGTGACCGGTTGTTACAGTCGAATCCGTAAAGCTACAGGCCAAAAGGTTGGTGCAAATGTGATTCGCGGTATCAGTAATAGCAATTTGCGTAAAGTTCGCTGCCGGGTTCTTGCCACAATCGTTAATTACACCGGGACAACGCTCCACTATATAGGTGTCTAGCCCATAAAGGTCGTTATGTTGCCAAGTCACGGTGACGTGCGTGCTATCTACGTCTGTCGCCTTGATGAGCGTCGCCGGGCAAATACCTTGCACGGAGATGAGCGGTCCGGGAACGGTAATACAGCCCCGCGAGAGTTCAAGCTTGTCGTACCAGACGTGCGTCACGAAGCCGTCGTTGACCGTGTTGTCGCGATTCGAGATGTAGGGAAGTAGCCAGACCTTACCGTACAATAGCGAACTATGCGGGTCGGAGCCGGTATTATCTGGATATATTCCTGCGTCAGAAACACTAACCAAGGTTTGCAGTGGTTGGCCGTCCGGTGCTGCCCATAGCTCAATCTTCGATGTTCCTTTACCAGGACCAGACATTTCGTTAATTTTGACATGTTTTACAATGTCAACCCATGTGTTTAGGTTATTTAGATATTTGTAACAGTCAGTTTGTGTGGATTGGTATAGGCACTGCCCGTTCAAACCGGGTTCAAGGTCAAATGTAGAACCAACAGCGGGAGCCTCGTAGCTGATAAAATTTCCGCAAGAAGTGTACATCTGAATAAACTTACGTCCTGCAACATCCTGCGTGGTCTGTTCAAGAATGGTGCAGGAACCTACTTCTAGGCTAACATCGCTTGCTGACTGTCCAGCACCGGTTATATCGAACTTTGGCCCCGCTGCGCTCTGTCCAGCGGTGACGGCCCACGTTCCCCAATTATCCCAACGGACGCGATACTTTACCCAGAACTCTCCGCCGGTTCCGAACTGGTTTGTAGTTGCACCGATAGGATTAAAATTGTAACGAATAGACCCTGCGTCATTTGGTCCGCCTTGCGCTGGTACCGTAAACTTGATGGCTCCTACGGTTCCTGCGACAGCGTTATCTAATACCGGCGGATTGGCGGGTAGGTCGTTCGATTTGAAACCATCGAACGTGCCATCACAGCCATCTGTCAGGTCGCAAGCCACGTTTAGGCCAAGTGCGCGGAACACTTGCGGACTAGCCGAAGATGCCACGAACTGTTGCTGGTCAACAGGAAGTCTTGGTAGCCGGAAGATAAAACTATCCTGATTAAAGTCTCCTACATAAACAAAACAGTCGCAAAATGCCGCATAAGACCAGCGCTTAAAAAGACCGTTATAATTACCTGAAAGACCTGCACTAGTTGGTCCGCCGGTAAAACCAGTAATCTCGACACAGCTTTTAGCTGCAATTGAACCTTGTTGTGTCAGTACCGCATTCGCACTTACGTTTACGTAATACATGTGCGAAACGTCAGTAAGCAACACAACCATGAGAGTAGTTACCGGGTCATAGGCAATACCATTATAACTTTGACCGCCAATAGCGGTGCAACCGGTCATGGAAGAGGTTAGATTGGTGTGAGTATGAGCACTGCCTGGAGTAATATCTGTAGTAACAATACCACTAGGGCTGCCGCTACATCCGGCACAACCAACATACACCATTAAATGACGAATAGGGTCTATATCAGACGTTAAGTGGTCATCTATAGCTACGTTATCAAAAGAAACCAGTTGTATCGTTGTGTGTGCAACTGGGTCGAGTTCGTATAAGCACCCAACACTATTTATAAAAACATGACCTGTATAATTATCGTATACTGCGTGACCACCAAGTCCTTGTGCAGTAGCGCCAGAGCAATTACTACCAACAACTGACTTATCTTCTAAAGTCCAAAAATTATTTGTAAAATCATACGACCAGCACCACAGAGTTGTGTTTCCACTAACGGCCTTAGAACCCATACAGCGTACCATACGATTTTGGTTAGGAATGGATGTTAATCCGTTATATGGATGGACAGACTGCGGAAATCCGTTTGTAGACCCTACAGTTAAAGAACTGCAATTAAACCCTTCTGGTAAACAGTCTTGGCTAGTAGTGGAGTAAGGAGAAGTAGGATTTGTTATACGTACCCATGTCCAGCCACTAGAACCGGTTAGAGTTAAACAATATATTTCGTTACCGCTATAGTTTACGTGCCCGCCGCCATTTACGCACATTTGGGCAGACATTTGCATCATGGCTCCACTACCCCAAGAACCAAGAACGGATTCGCAACCAGTAGAACCAGGAGGAGCGGGAGTAAAGCATTGACCACTTCCGTTTAGAGAACTCTGGACTCCTAGGTCGTGCCAACCAGAACCTACTGGAAGCTGGTCGGGAGGTAAACCAGTATTAGGGCCTATTGCTACAGCAGTACCAAGAGAAATGTTTCCGGCTATAGTAGTAGACCCTGTTATTTGAGTTTGACTAAAAGCCGATATACTAGTTAAAAGGAGAATAATCGTTGCTAGGAGTGCTCTTACCATTTAGTAGTGCCTCCTAGTACTTTTGTTGGTCCGAATGTCATAGAAGCCGTAGTAGGAACAGGCTGAATAGCCGCTTTAAAAGTAGCTAAAAATCCGGCCATTTCTTGGGAAGCACTAATAGTCATAGAAGCGTTGTAGCTGGCTATAGACGTTACTTCTCTAGACTCATTTCCTTCCACTCCGTTGCCTGCTCCACTAGGTATTTGAGATAATAGTATATAGTTTGTTCCTGGAGTAAAAGTAGCTGATGCAGCTAAACCAAAAACTGCTAGTATAATTTCATTTGTAAAACCCGTAGTTACGCTACCAGTAGTTAAAGAAGTAACTCCAGAAGTATTAATACAACTAGACGTTTGGTCTAAAGGACTAGAAGATGCAAGTCCGTTAACTTCCGCTAATAAGATGATTTTATGACCGCTTGTCCCACCATTCGCTATAGTAACGGTCAGAGCAACGTTAGTGGTGGCTTTAGCATAAGACATAGCTACAGTATCTCCATCCACTGACAGACCACAAAAAGAGTGGGGAGTGCCGCCAGTAGTAGGCATTACTTGAGTATAACTATTTGTACCGTCTGAAAAAGTATCATTTGCTGAAGACGATGTACCATCATATGAAACAGGAATAACATAGTTACTTATTTGAACTGCCTGAGTAAATGTGGCGGAACAAGTAGTAGCGGAGTTGCAATTAGCCCCGATAAACTGTACTATATTCATAGGATTACTAGATAGTTCAAGTCCTACCGCCGCATATGGCGAAGCCACGGTCCAGCTAATAGCGGTCGATATAGAACCAGCAGTAGCCAGAGCGGTGTCCGCAAAAGCGCCTACATCAGAAAAACTACTGGTTTGACGAACGTTAGTGGACCCGGTACCAGTAATACCTGTAGCACTACCGTATATAGTAAACATTCCAACAAATATGTTATTGTTGGCTTGAGTAGTTATACTTAGGCTAGCAGATGTTACCGTTCCAGCCGTATCTCCGTCGGTTATTTGACCGAAGTTAGATACACCGGAATATTCCGCTACTGTGCCCCAAATATGTGGTCCAGCAGTAAACGTGACCGTAAAAGACGTTATTCCAGAAGCGACACCAGTAGTACCATAAATAGCAGAAAATTTGCTTCCATTAGTATCTAAAACTAAGAGAGGGATTACGTTATTACTACTATCTTTTACGGATGAGATAGAAAGAGTACTAACATTAGAACCTAAAGCAATAAGTACACAGTTTCCAGAAGAAGGACTGTAGGTTATAGTTATTGAAGTGTCAGTACCATTAGTACTAGTAACTGGAGTTGCGCTACCTACAAAAGTAGGATTTGCAGCTTTGGCCGGAAATCCAAATGAAACTATGAATAGGACAGTCAATAATAAACGTTTCACTATTGTAGTCTCGTTATAGCTGCATCTAGTTGGTATGTACCGGTTCCAGTACCACAAGCGGTATAGCCCGTAGCATATTGAATTACCGAACCGTTGGTCGAGATGTTAAAGTCTCCGCTTCCCCACGCCGCTCCAAGTGAAGTCTGAAAGTGGAAGGTCTGCGAAACAGCATTAATAGTAGACGCATCGTCCATTCCTAGCGAAACTGCTGAGTGGGCCGTTCCATTACTATCTGTCCAAGTTAGTAAGAATGTAACACCGCCGGTTCCGGGAACTGTACAAGCGGTTCCGGTTTCTATAAAATCAAAATGTAAGTGATATTCACCAGCAGTGTTACAAGCACCTGCGGAAGCAGCACACAAAGTAGCGGTAGAAATAGCCGCCGTTTTACCAGTTTGATGTATAGGAGATGGCTGACTGCGTACTAGCATACCAAAGGAACTAGAGCCATTTGTAGCGGCCATGAATTCGTTTGTGGTTGAATCTGGATAAAAACCAGCAGAACCAGCTACGTTAGTAAATGCAGTACCTTGGGTAAAACATTCTCCACCAGCGGTTCCTGGTACACAAGCAGGAGCGGTACCGACTGTTAGTAAAGGTACGTTAACTGCCGAAGACCCGGTGGAACCTAAATGACTAAAAGTTAAAGTACTAGTACCGTTAGTACCAGAGCCGATTATATCCTGAACAGTCCAAGTATCTGTAGTGAACGTTGGTGTTCCGGAGTTTTGATACTCACCCTGGATTTGAAATGACCAGGAGTTATTAACAGCGGATGTGCTTGGAGTAGCAAGTATTGTAGCTCCATTAAGTTGAATAATACCGGCTGCACCAGCGGCTCCTGAACCACCGCTACCTGCTAAACCAGAAGTTAGTACTATATTACCACCTCTTGCATTAGCTGCCGTACCACCGGAAACACCCGCATTACCTGCAATAATAGTGCAGTCTCCGCCTTGACCACCCACTGCGTTTGTGCCTCCAGAACCGGACCCGCCATTACCGCAAGTTAGAGAAATAAAAGACCCACTACCGGCGGTAGTAGCCGACCCGGTTGTAGCTGAACCAGTAACACCTGTTACGCTAAATAAAGTACCGGCGTTAAGGCCTGCTCCGCTTTGACTAGCAGGAGCAGTACCAGAAATAGTTAGTACGTTCGTAGCAGGAAAAGTAAAGGTTTTAGATGCAACTGGGTTGCTAATTTCATCTAGAGTGAGAGTACAGGTAGAACCAAGAGTACAAGTAACCCCATCAATAGTAGTAGATGAATTTGTTAAACCAGAGTTATTTAGAGTACCAGTATATCCCAGTTGTACTGTACCACCAGAAGTGTTGGTAACAGTTAGAGTAATACCGTTTGTAGCGGCGCTATTAATAAGATTGAGCGTAGTCTGACTAGTATTATTTACGCTGTTAGTTTGAAGAGTAGCTCCTCCACCGCCTCCAGACCCGCAAGCGGCACCAGCATCAATTAGTGTAATAACGTTAGATACTTTACTAAACTCTACGCAGTCTCCGCTAGTGTAAGTTCCGGAAACTGGACCGCCAAATTGATAGCTATCTACGCCATTCTGAAACGCATGCCAGTTTTTATTAGTAGTATCGTATCCTATATCACCGTTAACCGTGGTCGTTAAACCTGCGGCAGTGCGCATCTTAATTAAGGTGGCAGCACTAAAATCCCATGTGTTACTAGATACCGCAAAAGTGCCGGGATTTGAGTTAGTAGCCGCGCTTAACTGACTGAAAGGCAGGTTTCCGGTTACATCAGCACCAGCTAGATTAATGGCGCTAACAGATAAGGTAACTACGTTAGCTGCATTAGTAAGATGTAGAATACCAGTAGCAGCGGCGCTAGGTACTACCCAACCATATGGAGTAGAGATAGATGTAGGCGCATATAGAGTAAACGAGTTAGTATTAAAAGAAGATGGGGCAGTACCGGCGGTTAATATTACGCAACCTGTAGTTCCAGCATTGCATAAGCCATTAGCGGTAACACTTGGAGCTACTATAGGTTCTGTAGCGGTTATAGTAGCCGCCGTAGTTACACCGTCATCCATGTGACAGTTTCCGAGATTAGATGAAGAAGTCCAACAAGAGAAAAATCCTGTTGTACCAGAACCTCCTACTCCTGTTCCAGAAGCTGCAATAGTAATACCGTTTGGTGCTCCGGTAATTGTAATATTAGTCCCGGCTATAAGTGGAGGATTAGGGTTAAAATAGTTAGCGCTATCTGTAAAAATTCGAACCGATTGGAATGGAGGAACTACTATATTATTAGCCGCTCCATTGATAAGAAGTCCGTTTCTACTAATAGTCAGGTTTGTAGCATTCAGATTCTGAATATCTACATCCCAAAAAGCACTAGGAGGTGTAGAAGGAAGTGTGTCAGTTAAACTAGTGCCATTAGAAGATACCAAGAATCCATCGTCAGTAGATACGAGGTTATAATTCGTAGTACGAGAGTTAACTCCTCCAGAACTACAATTTGGACAAGTAAGATTTAACGTTCCACCAAGGGCGAGTACTCCTCCGCCGGTTAAAGGTAAAGCCGTATTGATAGTTACACTTGAGTTTAGAAGAAATGCATTTGTTGCCGCGCCGCTTAAAGTAAGAAGGACGTTTCCAGCGGAAGGATTAGAAAACGCTGCGGTTATACCATTAAAGGTAGCAGCACTTTGAAAATTTATAGTAGTTTGGCTACTAGTATTAGTGCCATTAACCTGAAAGGTAGCGCCACCGCCGCCACTTCCGCAAGTAGCGCCAGTATCTGCTATTGATAGAACTCCTCCAATAACACTAGCCTGTAAACAGTGAGCATTGGTGAAAGAACCAGTCATAATCCCGACGGTGCCAGAAGTATCGGGAAGAGTTAAATTGCGGGGAACTGTATTATTCGGGGCACTAATGGTACTTGAGCCTATAGAAACCACTTTACCCCAGATTAAACCACTACTTATCCCTGACGGTCCTGAACCTGCTGATGTAGGAGACGGAATAGACGCAAAACCTGAAAATAAATACGTGTTAGTTGACGCATTCCAAGCGGCTCCTTGGGTTGTCGGGTCTGACCCTCCAATATAAAAGTAAGGTCCATTAGCCGCGTTTGCCGCCATAATATACGCGCCTAAACCAATAGTAGCAGGAGCTGTCGGTAAAACTACGTTTATATCCTGGCTAGTCCCGTTAACAGTACAACCGGTACTCGGAAACGAAGGAGTTCCCATTCCTCCATTAGCGTATTTATATGCATATTCAAAAAACCATGTGCCCGCCGACGGAAAGAAAGTGCCACTATTGACTACAGAACAAGTAGGGGCAGTTCCTGGAAGGTCTTCAACAAATACTGCAAAGGCTGGCCCAATTGGAACAAAAGAATTAATTGGATACTGTGGTGTTACTTGATTAGCCTGAATAACCCCCGCATTAAACGTTCCATCGTTCACAGAAAAAAAAGTCGGCTCGTTTGATATCGTACTAACATTGGTTCCAAGACTTCCTACGGGTGGACCTACGATAGAGGTGTCGCTATTAGGAGAAGAAATCAATGTTTGACTTGGAATACTATCGGTCACTAAGGAGAGAATGACCCCGCCAAGATTCGCTATTAGCGGTGCCTGTGTAGTGTCAAATAAAACGGTGTTGATTCTTCCGGTTATTCCTACTCCGCCTCCATCCACGCCAATAACTGATAAGTACGGCATGTAGTTAGCTTGACTATAAACCCAGTCCATTACGTAGGTCGAACCCGATACCGCAGGACGAAGCAGCATACCTTTACCGCTTAGGAAAGTATCTCGCATTACCGGATTTCCCGGCCCACTCCAAAAAATTCCAGGTGTGGACATGGAACCGGAACCTAATTGACCGGCTGTAAGAAGTGTACCACTATAAAAAATATCCGCAAAAGAGTTCGTATGGTTAGTACGAAATACTTGTGCGGTACTAGTATACCCGTTACCACTAAGAGTCCACTGTGTACGGTCAAAAGTACTGGCCGGAATTTGACCGGTACCACCGTCTTGCATAAATAAATTTGCTGACTCGCCACTACTAATAGTTAAATAGTGAAGATAGACGTTATTAGTGGCGTATAATCCGGGCCAACCGCGAAGTACATTTATCACCGGGGAGGGGTTCAATCCAAACGATGCTGCTGAACCGTTTGGGATATATTGTCCGGAAACCGTATTCGTACTAATATTTAAAGTTTCGTTTAGGTTTAATCCGCCATAGTAATCCAGCTCTCCGCTATTAGCGAGTGTTGTTGGCGAGTTAATAGGATATGTACCTCCAGCCGGAAGTACTAATTTGGCTCCTTCGTTTTTAGCGGCTAGAGATGCGGCAGCTAGTGTTACGCCGTCGTCGAATAGAATTGTAGCACCAGACACCGAATTACTAGCTGTAGCAGCTAAGATAATCGTGGTGCTCGGTAGTCCAGAAACAATGGTAGTAACTAAAGAGTCATTTGTAGAGGAAACAGGAGGGGAAGATGAAATATAAAACGGCAGGTTTGGCGCAACAGTAAAAGTAGGTCCGTAATCATCAAAAGCGAGATATGTGGGGTCGGTGTTAAAATTAGAGTTTTGTGGCCACATCACTCCGAGCAAAGTCATAGAACCAGAGGTACGGCCGTATACTAGGTACTTAGTACCGTTGCTAGAACCTGTAGCGGCGGCGACTGTAATTCTATTAGAATTCCACCAAGTCAAAGTGCCTGCCGTGGTTGGCGCAACCAAAGCTCCGTTTCGGGTATCGTAAGAAGTACTTACGGTTAGATGGGTGTTATCTACAGCAGTTAATACACGAAAATATCCGTTAAAATTTGCCGGGAGCGCCCCTCGTATTTGCACTAAAGCACCCACCGCAACTGTGTGGGCAGAAGATGTTACGATTGAAAAAGTACCATTAGAGTTAGCGATTGAAGTAATCGAAACACTTTGCGGTCCTAGAGACGCCTGACCCGTACTTATACTAGTATTAGCACTGCAGGCCGTAACTGCTTGGCCGACAGGTCCGCCCCAGGCTGCTACACAATATTGATAGGTAGTAGAACCACTAGGACTGGCGGTGTCTAACAGTGTGCCGGTCAGGCCAACTGCATTAACAGGAGTAACAGTCGGGGAGGAAGGGGTTGAAATAGGATTAGTGACGCCCGCACCATAAATAACAACGCCGTCTCCGGTTTGAAAACCAGAAGAACTAGAAATTATAGCGGAAGCAGAACCGGCATTAATAGATACGGTAGTTCCGGGGATAGCCGGTACCGAACCAACACTAACTGACCGAACGCCTGAAACACGAGCATCATACGCAGGATTAGGACCTTTAAATATTAAATCGACATTAAACTGTAAAGGATTAGGAGCAGTAATCGGACTTACTAAACCGCCACCGAAACTAACCCAAACATTATTAGGAAAGCATCTCCAACTATTGGCATCATCTGTATCTACATAAACATCGCCGGTCGTGCAAGTAGTGGGACGATTAGCCGCTACGTCTTCTACTATACGGCCTGTTAAACTGGTTTGGCCACGAGTAGGCAGGGTTATCCCGAGTAGTAATGCCAACCCAAATATAAATTTTATGAATTTATTGACCAAGGGTAAAAACCTGTATAGTATATGTTTTTGTATTTACTGGAAGACCGTCATAGGTCATGACTGATTGAGTAGTAGTGTTAGCAGCAGTAATATCAGTTACCATTCCGGTTCCACCATTGACTTGAGCTATCGTGATAGGAGCATTTGAATAAGACGTATTAAAAGTTAGGGTGATAGTGGGACGTTGACTAGGACTAGTACCGGCGGTTATAGTAATCGAAAATCCGGTTTGAGTGCCGGAATTAACTACTAGACTGGCTCCGGTTCCCCATCCGGAAAATGAAAAATTACCTGTTGTTAGCGAAGTACCCGGAGCGTTAACTAAAGCAGTAGGAAGACTGATAATAGTGAAATCTGGTCTATTATCAAGAAGAACCATGTTGCCATTCATAGATGTAGTGGCGGTAGCGATAGGAATAACTTGACTAGGAAAACCGGAGGTATTAACTTGAATTGCGTTAGACACCGCGTTATAGAAAATAAAATTAGTAGTGTTGGGAGCTACTATTACATTAGTTTGAGGAAGCACATTTAGTACGTTATTACTAATGATAACTGCGGGGTCAATAACTACTATTAACCCTCCGGGGCCTATATACGGGGCAAGTGCATTTGACGGTCCTATTGGCATCTTTAGATTCTCTTATATAAATTGCCAAGCTCTGTTATAAGCTTAGACCGTAGCACTATGTTATCTACGTACTCATGTAGTTCGGCAACGCCCACAAATAGAAAATCAGTTTTACCTATTTGTTTAGTATAGTACTGAGCATCAAACGACCGGTCAGTAGGAATGGCATTTACGAGTTCTTCGGCTAGTGGGTCGCCCTGATTAGCTAACGTAAACAAACGTATCAGGGTTTCTTGTTTAACTAGTAGAGGAGATTCAGGGCTACGAAGCACGTCTATATAAACTTCGGTTGGAGTACGGTCATCAAACTCGATATACTGTGGTTCACTTACTGAGATACCTACATGCTTTAAGCCGAGTTTTAGAAGTTCTTTGGTTTGAGCGCAATAGTGCTTACCACCGACTTCGGCCCGCCACATTCCTTGGTGATAGATTAGTTGGTCCGCTCTCACTATTCTTCGCTCTCTTCATTTTCTAGAGGTTCGTTATCTTCACAGCAGGCGTTTTCTTCTACCGGGTGTCCTTTTTTCTTACACCACAGAGTACGACCTTCGCTATCAGGACGGGGCATTCCTTGCTGACCATATTCACATCTTATGCAGCCAAATCCTTTGGGGTTTTCGGTTTCACCAAACCCTATACGGTCGTCTTCTAACTTTCCTTTATCGCAGTATCGACCCTCGGGGTCTCCTGCGTTTTGTATCTCCCAATAGCCACAACTTTGTAGGTCGGGTTTATTTATAGGAGCTATGCGAATTAAGCATTCACTATTTTCAATTACTAGTTTGTTACAAGGTTTCGAACTGCCGTCTCCACACCCACCGCATAAATAAGCGCCTTCGGGGTCATAGGTATTAGGAAGCCCGCACTTAGAATCCGCATACTGGGCGACACGAATAGAATCCTGACGGCGTTTAGCCCATCTTACTTCATCTTTAGGACTAAATTCTTCGGGTAATAGAAAATATCCTTCATCATCAACCGGGTCAATCAGGATAGGGCGTTCTAGTTGTTTGTTTTCTTTCCCACCAAGAATGTGTTCTACCGCCATCTATTCCTCTACGGTTATAATCTCTTATTACGAACGCTAGCCACGCTATTAAAAACGGGTTAAAGGTTAGCTCTCCTGCTATCTCCAAAAAATCACCGGGACTAAAAACCCCTACGTGATTCCACAGTATCCAGTCTGCCAGGATTTTAAGATGAGCTTCCTCGCCCATACACACATGAAGGTCATCATCTTCGCCCATTAATTCTTGGGTGCAGTTATGAACTAGGACAGGCATAGTCCCGCTGTTGTCGGCTACTACTATTGCATTCATTAAAAACCCGAGAACAAATAGTATGGCTGGACCGAAGGCGAGTTTCCAGTATGGGATTTTCATTTAACACCAAAATGGCGGAGTCGAAGGGAATCAAACCCTCGTTCTTCGAGCGACAGTCGAGCGTCTTGTCACTAGACGACGACTCCTTAAATGGAGCGAAGCATCGGAGTTGCACCGATACTACCGGTTTGGAAGACCGGTGTGCTGGCTTTTAAACACTAGCCTCGCATGTCCGGAAACCGGACAATTAGTTAGACTTTCTTTGCTACAGAACTAGCAGAAGCAGCTACCGAACCCGCAACGGATGCGACTTTAGCTTCTACTGCTTTCTGTACTTTAGAACCATAAGAATATCCGGCCCAACCTCCGCCGAAAACTCCTACAACAAAAGCGATTACTATTGACATAGTGTTTTTTTCCTTTCCCAATACTTTGTTCGGGCAATCCTACATTTTTCTATGGTCTCAGGAGAGTGTTTTCTACCAAGCCATTTTTGATTACCTTTTTGACCGATACTCATGTTTGCTCTAGCTTCGGCAGAACGAGTTTTTCCTTTAAGCGCAATACTGACTTTAGATTTATGTTCCTCAGTTAAAACATGACCGGCAGTGTGTTTGTTTCCAATTAAGGACTCGCTCAATTTACGTCTATGTTCTAAACTAAATTCTTGACCTTTATGACCCTCTCCACCATCGGTCATATTATAGCCGAAAGGGACTTTGGTATTTTGAGTCTTAATATAGTATATTTCCAAGGTATTTAATTCTTCTACCGCAGAGACTTCTTGAAGAACGGTTTTCTCAAAAGCTTCCGGGCCATATTTACGAATAGCTTTGTGTAGCATATATGGAGCACCTCTTTTAGCATCTTTGAGATGAATCTTCCACCTATCTTCTAAAGAATGAATAGATTGACCTATATATGCTTTTCCAGAAACTGTACAACGAAGTAAATAAATTATCATCTTTCTCTCCGACAAGAGAATCAGGGGTAGTGTCGGCTACCCCCGACCATTAGTTCGAACTAAACTCTTTCCACAACAAACTCGCTCAACTGAACGGAGTTTGTAGCATTAGCAACGCTAAACTGAAAAGATGGCAGAAAGTTTAACTGGTTTGCCGTTGCGACTCCCGAAGTTACGGCGGTTACTTCAGCAAAATCCATAAAGACTCCGTTCGCATTACCGAAGAAATAACCATCAATACGATTGACCGAAGAACTCCAAACAAGGTCCGCCTCAACAGAAAATGTCGAAGGATTAGCTGGAGCGGTAATAGAAGTAAATGTAACAAGAATTACGTCTCCGGAACCGGGGGCACCAGCAGAAGTAACAGAACCGGCAGCGCTAATAACTCCGACGTTTGCAAATGGAACTTGATATAGTCTTAGAGCTAAGTTACCACCGCCTGGGTTAGCTACTTTACCGGTCAAACGAACGTTAAAGCGGTGTACGTCAAGAGTAGACCCAATACCGGTAATATCTGGGGAAGGGCTGGCACTTAGACCGGAAGCTGCGGGAAGAACAGGAGAAGGTAGACCAGCATAGACGCCTGCGGCTGGAACCAGTAAAGCTACTTCGGTTGATACTGTGATTACCTGAGCGGGGATGTTATAAAACCCGGCTACTGTATTTTGATTAGACATTTTTATTCCTTTATTGAATTATTAAAACCAGAGATTAGTGAGCAACGCTCGCATTCTATCTCGAAACTTTATACTTGAACTTATAGGAAACTATGTTCGGTTGGTTTCCACTTAGACTTGACATTAAGCCGAACTATCTCAGCTTCTGCTTCTTCCTTGGTATTGAACTGTAGAGCTTTATGAGGACTAAAACAGATACACCAGTCATGACCGTAAATAGGTCCAGCTATATAAACCGGCGGGGTACCAAGACCTATATACTCGATAAGCCACTTGGTCATTAAGACCTCCTAGCAGAAAAATCCAGGTCCAAGGGTTGGCCATTCACCTGGATAGGACTGCGGTGCCCAGGGGACCACCTGTTCAATTTCCGGAATTAACTCGTACCGAAAAAACTGAATGTTTCTACCTGAGCGAGTAGGCAATCCTCCGTCCAATATACGTTTACCCTTAGTAGCTTTATTGAAAGCATCTAAACCTTCACTAACCATATCTAGAGTTGATTGTTCATTTTCCGGACAAGTCACGTCTTGGCAGTTCATAGTTTAACTCTTAGGCGGAACGGTCTCCGCTAACTTAGCTAAAACTTGGGATAGGTTTCCAGCCAAAGCCGAATTATCTGACCGGCTTATAGACTGATTACCGGAAAGGTTACTCAGCACGATAGAGAAGACAGCCGTCCAAAGGAGGTGGTTCTGCTCTTGGTGCCGCATGTACATAGCATGCTGTTCTTCTTGCTGACGGATAGTAGATTGGACTTGCTGGCTCTGAGCCGCTGAATCTCGTCTACGACTTTCAGCAAGTTCTGAAACCTGCTCTCCTCTGAATTCAGATAGACTATAAGCCGCCCGAGCAGCGACTGAATCAATTTCGTCTAGCTGAATCTTCTCTTGTTTGTTAATTTCTGAATCGAATGACATACTGGCTCCTAGAATGGATTTTATTCGTGCTTAGTTTTTAGATAGTGTGAATTAAGACGTTTTTAAGACGGGATTAAGACGAGGTATAGTTAGTGTGTAGAGAGAATGATTGTTTTTACTAGGTGAGTTTACTCCTGGACACGACCCCCCAGGGACTCTCCACCCCCGGCCTCGAAGAAAAATTGATAATGTTACTACTAACCCCAATAAAATCAACAACTTACAGCCATCATACTAGATTGTTAGTTGAGCTATGAACTCAACTAACACGAATTAGCGAACAAAAAGCGAATATGCGCTAAGTCTTTTGTTTTCAACACGTTGCAAATTTTTCTTGCATCATATATGGCGAGAAAATTTAGTAGTTTATGCCGAGTAAGATTAAGCCCACGATTAAGACAACAGCCATGTCTATGACTGTCTGAATTCATTGTTTAAGACTCGCGTTAGAGCAATTCAGATGCCATCGCTAACCCGTTTGTTTTCAGACGCTTGACGTTTTTTGTTGTACTAGTACTGACATTTTGTGTCACAGTTAACTCGCTGAAAACAGGGTGTTTACAAGTGAAAGCGAACAAAAAGCGAAAAAAAAGCGAAGACATTTTGTGTCACTTTCATGTCGTACTGGTACTCACATGACCGTTTGTTTTCAACGACATACGGGTTGGCGCTCCGTTTGCACTAGTCGGGTTGCCGCATGGCATTGAAAGACCGGATGTAGTAACCGGAAGAGACCATGCGACGGACAAAACGCCGCGCTAAATGGCAGCACGGACAGAACAGGGATTCGGGAACGTTGGAACCGACAGTACCGCGAACCAACGCGAGAATACCCTAGACGCCGAAAAGCGGAATACGGATTAAGCCCACGTTTTGTAGCAGACAATCGCCGTCCGAGAGCGGAGAGTATCGGTGTGCTTGCTAGTCAGCCGCATACGCCAAAGATACATACCGCACAGCCTAGGTTAGACCTAGGGGCGAGGAGTTAGAAGCTAACAACATGAGAACCCAACATCACGTCTATCGGGTTTAACTGTCAGTGTATCTACTGGCTACTCCGATAGGCGTCCCGATGGGTTTTCCCATCTAAATCAGTGTGTTAACACACTGTATCTCATTGAAACGAAAGAGGTTATATGCAAACCGGAACACAAGCAACGGAATTGACTCGCGAGCAATTGCTGGCGAGGATTGCAGAGCTTGAAGCAAGTCAGTCAAAGCGTACCAACGGCGGACTCAAGGTCTCCGACAAGGGCGCTATCTCGACCTATGGCATTGGCCGGTTTCCGGTCACGTTGTACGTGTCTCAAGCCGAAAAGCTCATGGAGATTTGGGGCGAGAACTACTCTAACCTCAAGGCATTCATCGAAGCGAATCGCTCCAAGCTGTCAGTCAAGCCGGTCAAGGAATAACAGGTCGAAACAGGGGAATAAATCCCCTGTCTGTCCGTTAAGCGGACACTGAGGAGACCAAGACTATGACTGTAGTTTGAGTTGTACCCAAGGAAACGTGGTTTGAACTACGGGCGATTGCCAAAGCTACTCAAAAGGCAGACGCCAAGAAAACCGGGAATAAGTCCGGGAATAAGTAAGGAGAGTAACTCCAAGCTAGGGGATTGGCCTTAGTCAGTCCCTCTGCTTGGGTTTATTCTGTAACCCTTTGGAGCGTGTCACAATGACTTGGATTAGAACCTGTCAAGAGTGTGGACACAGACAGTCAGATAAACAACCGGACCAGACCAAAGAATTAACTTCTTCTTTTTGTAGCCGACCCTGCAATCGTTGCAAGTCTGAGGGGTTAGATTATGGTTCTTGGATGGAAGTCTTGGGCTATGCTCAAGGTGAACCCATAATCAAACTTTCCACAGACGATACACAAGATTAATCTTCAGTCGTTCCGGCCATAAATCCTTCCCAAGCGTATCGCTACCTTGCCCGGTAGTTCCTCAGATACGCTTTGATAAGGGTTTATAGGAGACAGTCATGAAAACTTATCGGGTTCAGGCCATAGTGTCTCACGTCGAGTTTATTGACGTGCAAGCTAATAGCTCAGAAGAGGCTGAGGAGCTTGCCAAAAACTCGGACGATTGGACTACGCTCGAACCGGGAGACTTTGAAATAGACCATGTTGGAGAATTAAAGTCCGGTAACTGAACGAGGTAAACTTGTGATAAACCCGGAAGAACTACTCTCAGCAATACTCGATGCTTCCATGCTTGTCGGGTTATTGCTAATCTCAACGGCCATAATCTTGGCTGTCAGTCAGTTAATGGGGTGAAACCATGATTCGCTGGCTATTCTGTCCGTCGTGTAGTAAGCAGCGGAAGTTCGAGTTTGCAGAGGGTAAATGGTGGCGTTGTCTTAGGTGTCGCCATGCCCGGAAAGCGTTGTAACTCACTCTAAACAAAGGAGATAGCCTGTGTATGAACCCGGAACAATAATCGTTTGCAGTGACCGTCGTTACATCGTGGGTAAGAACGGTGAATGGCGGGTTTTGGACTACAAGTAATCTTCCAAGGCGTGAGTAAGTCAGTCGCAATCTCTTGGAGACAGGGGATTGCTACGGGTTTATTCTGTGGTAATGAAGATGCTAATTCGCGCTAAACTTCTCGCGCTCCACGATAAACCCGACTTGTTCGCTGACTCAAACTTAACTGTGAGTGAGTGGGAGGGAATGTCTGTCTATTATCACAGAATTAGACAGACGGCAATGGTTCGATTCCATTCAGCGAATTCACTTTCCGTACAAAGGGAGAAAACCCGATGATTATACTCAAGGTGTTTCTTGTTATTGTGAAAACTCTGTTTACTTCAGGTTTCTAAGATAGACCGGGTAAAACCCGAAAGGAATAAACATGAAATATGAAATAAAAAACTACTATACAGGGGTTACTATCCTTGCAGATGAAGCTACTAGCTTTTCTGCATTGATTTTAGCCGCCGTAAAAGTTAAAACTGACTTGCGAGGCGCTTACTTGCAAGGCGCTTACTTGCAAGGCGCTGACTTGCGATGCGCTGACTTGCGAGGCGCTGACTTGCGAGGCGCTGACTTGCGAGACGCTTACTTGCAAGGCGCTTACTTGCAAGGCGCTGACTTGCGCGCTGACTTGCGAGGCGCTGACTTGCGAGGCGCTTACTTGCGAGGCGCTTACTTGCGAGGCGCTTACTTGCAAGGCGCTGACTTGCGCGCTGACTTGCGAGGCGCTTTAGGACTGACTGACCTAGTTTTAGCTAAACTAAACATTGTTCCAGAACATGGCGCATTTACTGGCTGGAAGAAATGCAGAAACAACGTTTTAGTACGAGTTCTTATTCCAGAAGATGCAAAACGGTCAAATGGGATGGAACGCAAGTGCCGAGCTTCGCATGTTCAAGTACTCGAAGTTATCGGCGCAACCGAAGGAATAAGCCAACACGATGGAATTACTCTTTATCGGGTTGGCGAAACAGTAACCTGTGACAAATGGGATGAGGACCGTTTTAATGTTTGTTCCGGCGGTATTCACTTCTTTATTACAAAAGCAGAAGCAATCCATTACTAAAAATAGACTTCAATCCGTGTCCAGAAACAATTCTGGACACTAGTAGGAGCCTATATGTTCAAAATTTTACTGTTCGCGCCTAAATCTAACTCTCCGCTACAATGGGACAAAAAACTCGAAACATTCGGCGCTATGGAACAAACTTATTCTTTACAACAACTTAGAGAGGCAGTCAAGGTAAAACGGGTTGAAACGCCCGCTAAAAAATGGGCGAAAGCAGCGGGGGTTTAATCCGGTTTCCGAACATTAAATTCGAGGTTAACAATGAGTAATCATAAACCCGAATATGACCATGCGGGTTATCTGAATTATCTCTTACCTACGGCTGAATTAAGAAAATCAGTCAGACTCGCGAAGAAAGAACTGAAAAAGTACGAGTTTGACGCCATAGCTTTTCGCGGAATGAGTGGAGCTTTAATAGCTCCCCCGCTGGCATTAGCGCTCAATAAAACTTTAATCATGGTCCGGAAACCGGACAAAGAAGGAAAAACCCACAGTTGTATGAAAGTAGAAGGAGACAGAGCCGCGAAGAAATATGTTATCGTAGATGACCGAGTAGATACTGGTCATACTACTAAAGTCATTTACGATGAAGTTAAAAAATTTGCGCCGGATGCAAAGTTACTGGGAGTTTTTTGTATCAAAAACATGCGTTGGTACGAAGACGAATTTATCTCTATAAAAGACTTGGAGATAACGTGGGAATTGAACCGTCTGAAATGAAAAACCCGTACTTAGTTCGAGCGCATAAAACCGCTAATTTGTGTCTGAAGATTCTTTTCGGGTTTTTCTTAATCAGCGGAATAATCTTGTATTGTTTGACTTTGAGGTGACAGCTATGAAAACGGTTTTCGTGTATTTTACCGATGATTTTGAAAGAGTGAAGATTGAAAACGTTATTTCGTGCAAAACTGAGACAGATGTTTTAGAAGTTACTTCACAAAACGAAATTTTTTACTTGCCACTAACACATGTACATCATTGGGTGGTTTACGAAAGTCCGGAAACTGAACAATGCTGAGTTTTATCTACGAGTTTTTCTTTTGCAGCCAGCACGGTTTGTTTCGTCCCGACAATATAGCTTTTATTGCCGCATACTGGCAGTCAATTAATATGGCCGCCCGACAGGTTTTGTTGAAGTTATTCCAAACAGTCCGGTTTCCGGACAAAGGATGAAACTATGGAAAACAAGTCAATTGCTGAATTAGTCAAAATGAATGACAACGATTTCATGGACTTTCTGGAAAGCGATGGCGAAGTAGAATTTCCCGATGATGAAACCATGAAACAATTCGAAGAAGAAATTTGCGGGAATTGTTCTGAAAAACCAGCAATTCAGCCAAAGCCTTGGGAGAATCTACAAACTCATCTTGACCCATTGGTGAATTCTCAGGAGTAGTTAGTTTTAGTTCGGGTTTTCTGGATTCAATAGTCCGCCCATTATCATAAAAACTCGTAATAATTAGTGGGCGGGATAGTGCATCTAGGAGGAACGGTCGTGAAATATGTTATTTGGGGCCAATATCGTCTAGATGACCCGGAAGAAATTGACTCCGCCGAAACAAAGGAAGATGCTGATTATTTGCGAAAAGAATACAAACTTGCTTTTGGTAGCGAGTGGCGGATTTACGTAAAAACTCGCAAAAGTCCGGAAACTGAATAAGGATTTAATGAAAGAAACCGGTATTCAGAAACTCGAAAATATCATTCTGGAACTCGTATTAAGACGGGTTTCTCTTGGTTTTAACCGGCACGAACAGCACGAATGGGAGTGTATTAATCTAGCAATCTTAGATTGCAGAAAACTCGTAAAGGAGTTAGAATTTGGTGAACCGTCATGAAAAAAGAAACGGGTTTAGGAAAATGGAATTTTATGTTGGGTTATTATGAACGCATGTTAGAAGATAATAACCTACAAGATACTCAAGAAGCTAAAAAGCTTTTTCGCGCCGCTGCCGATGCTTCTTACTCCGAAGAACAGTTACAAGAAGTTGGTAACGCTTTAGTATCTATCGCCCTACAGTATGTTAGAACATCTTTAATAAGAAATCGAAAAATCAAAAACGGTTGGTTAGTACAAAGTCCCTTAGACTGGATTCGAGGGGCAAAGTATCATTTACTTGACTGGCAAGGAACTGGCGAAGAACATGAAGGACTTTGCAAAGCAGGTCAATTACTTTGTGGTATAGAATCAAAACTGATTAAAAAGTCCGGAAACTGAACAAAAACCCCTATAAACCCAAAAGTTTCTGCATGTCCTCTGGTATTTCAGTCAGGTTTTTAGGGAGTTTAATACCAAGTAGTAACACCCCTAATCTGAGAAATTCGAGTTTTTGGCGTGGTTCTACGGTGCTTTCAGCACCCGCGATAATTAGACGGAGTAACTTCTTACGATTTGTGTCGGCTACGGCATACTCCGTTCCCAGGACGCCGCAATACAACGCCTATTTTGTTGGTTACCAAATAAACAATCATATTTGTCCATTTTCCGGATTTTAAGGGATTTTACAGGCACTATTTTGCTTTAATAGCAGGACGGCGAAATCCTTGGACATTCATGGGTTTGAGGGTTTGAACGCGCCGTGCCTGAAAATCGGTATGGAAACTTTTTACATCCCCATAATATTACACAGCGAACCCCTGATTTTGCACTATTTTGGTGCAACTTTGCTTTCAAGTTGTTGATTCTAAACGACTTAAAAGTTTGATACTGTTCACTTTTGAGTACCGTGCAATTTTTACACTGTCCACTTGTCCTTAATATGTTGATTCGATAGCACTTAGCAGTTTGGCGGTCAGGGATTCTTTCGGGTTTTTGAGTGTTTTTGTTCATTTTCCGGACAGATTGTACAGTTTCCGGAAAACCCGTAATAAAGAGGAATAATGAAATATACGAGTTGTCCAGCTAAAAAACCCGAAATGAGCGAGAATCCGGAAACTGAACTCGTGTGCCTTTTTGTTAAAAAAGGATGGAATGATAGGTACGGGCCTTGTTCAGACGGGATTTTTTATGATTACAACGCCGCAGGCACTAACAATGATGGTATATTCAAAAAAGGTTGGGGTAATCCGCTTTGTAAATACCACGGAGACCTGTATCCTAAAAACTCGGTTCGTCCGTTTTCCGGACTTTTTGAAAAACCTGAAACAAACCCAAATATCCAAAAATACGAAGACCCTCATCTACACAAAGACAAAGAAAACCAGTATTGGTTTTGTTCAGACGGGGGTTTCGGAGGGATTGATGGTACTTTATTACATTGGGGTACCGTTTTTAAACTGAATATTCCAAGTTTAGACGGTTACAACGTAAAATTTGCATGTGAAAACCACATGGAAAAGTGGATTAGCGAGGGGTGGACTCAACACTCTTACGGAACTACAGAACAAGAAATACTCTGTGCAGAAAAACCGCCGGTCAGAAAAGTTGGAGCAAAAGTGGTAACTAAGGAAAAAATAGCGGGTGGGTGGACAGTACGTACCCAAAAAGCCAAAGGTATTCTGGCTCTAAGAAACTCGTACTTCAATATTCCGAGTTTTAAGATTTGGGATGCAGAAGGAATAGAGCCAAGTGTACTACTTAATCAATTTGTGAGACCGTGCCCGATGCGACCGAGACACGGATTTGTGGATTCCCGCAAGATTCAGACACTCGAAGAAGCTGAAATTATTATTAAAGAAACACTGGCGGCAGACCCGGATGCTGAATTTGTAACTATGCCTTTTATTAATGCGAGTTTTTCCGGAATATGGACCCCCGGACACTTGGCTATTGGATTGGGAAACGACGGTGCCACGGCTGGAAAAACCGCTATAACGATACCGGCTTTAGGCGATTTGCTCGAAAGTGTTGCAGGTAAAAGTAACGCGCTTTTTCTGAAAGAAAAAGCGAATATTCAAAATGCACCTTACGTTGAGTTACTCTGGAATAAACAATACTCACATTCAGACGATTTTACTCTTCAGTATGTACAATTAAGAGACGGACCTATTCTCCCATCTGAAACCGACTATATTCCAGAAAAACTCGTAATTCAGAATATTATTGTGGCTGAGGGCGATTTACTGGAATGGGAAGAAAAAATGAAGCATGTGCCTCCAAATACGGTCGTAGACCATGTTGGGGGAAGTTTGGCGTCTCACTATGCGATTCATGCTGTTCTTAATAAAGTGCCGGTTTTAATCAGCAAACATCCGGAAACTGGACAAATCCTCGAACCAACCCAAACGAAAGAAAATGAAATTGATATTCAGGCCCTGAGAGCCGGTTTTGCCCTTGCTTGCAACATGCCGCTGACTTACGAAACCGCGACTCACATTATGCTGGCGGGTTGTCACCACGTAGCGGTTTGGCGTGGAAAATTCGATTTGTTACTTGGATTGGCGATGGGTTGCGGCTGGAGACTGACCGTAATTGCTTCTCTTGGCGAAGCCCGTCATTATCGAGGCGGTAGTTACCGCCGAAGTAAGGCCGGAAGAGACCAAGTTTATGAAAAAGCTTGGAAGAAAACCGATACGCAATACACCCGTTTGAAATTCATGCAAGTAGTAGATTTGTTCTTAAATGGTAATAAATGGCCGTCAGGTTCATTCGGCGGCAGGTCTTGGTACAAGTTTGCTGTTAACGCTGTCAATATGTATAACGCTTTAGTAAATAAAAACGGCGTTGTAGCTCTTGAATCTCTTAATCAGTTAGTACACTCTGTTCACAATAACGGATGGGGTTTTAACAAGTTTATTAACGAAGATACACTCGATAAAACCGCAAAACACCCGGTTTCAGCCAGCGTAAAATGCGCGTCTGAATTGTATCAGACTATTCTTACAGACACTGAAAGTCTGAAATCAGCGGCTAGAACGTTCTGGAAACGTCATGCTTTAGCGATTCCTGAGAATCTAGGAACCGGTGGAGTAGTAGCCGAGGAGGAAGAACCAGAACACGAAGATTGTAATTGTTCGAGTTGCGAAGCTGCAAAACAAAGCACCAGAAACAAGAGAAAACTCAAGAAACCACAACCCGTAAATTACGCTCAAGCTTTTTTCCATAGCGGGTTAAACTCGGTTCACGTTCAGTGGAAATCTGATGGAATAAACGTACCAGAATATTTCACTAAGGATGTACCGGTTAGTCCGGAAAATGGAAAACTCGTACTTGACTTGATTGAGTACGGTGAGAAAGCAAAGAGTTTATCGGGTTCTGAAAAGATGTATACTAAACTTTACCGATTTGATGATATTGGTTGGTGTCTAATAAACGCAGAAACTCAACAATCTTTCAAACTTCTAGAACTCGAAGAGAAACCTTATGATAAATAGCATGTTAATACCGGTTGAACCGGATTGGGAAAGAGACATAGACGATACCGCCAAAGAAGTTTTTGAGATTGGTCAGAGATGGCAGGACAATTTTTCTTACGCGGAAGTTTTAATAAATAACGAAATAAGAAAACTCGTAAATAAACTTACGGAGCACTGGTATTAACATGTCGGATAAACCGAATTGTCTTTGCGGTCATAGTTACGGCAGTCATGCTTGGGGTACGAGTTTTTGCGTCCAAGTAACCGGAAACGATGGCAAAGTCTGTGGCTGCCAAAAATATCGGGAAGGATTGTGTCCTTGTGGACACGCTTGGGAAGTACATGCTATTGTTGGCGGTACGGTCGTAACTCCTGAAAGTTTGTTACCGTGTCCGGTTTGCGGACAATCCTGTAAAAGCTGGAAAACCGGAGAAACTCCAAAAATGGTAGACCGAAAACTCGCAGAATGTACTTGCGGTCACGACATAGCTTGGCATAATGATTACTGTAAAGCCTGTCGTGGAAAAGAGTGTAATTGTCAGAAATTTGAACTAAAGATGTCTGAAATTAAGAAAATAGCGGCTCCGACTGCGGTTTGCGAGTGTAGCCATTACAAAGCAAACCATCTTGGCGGTCATGGTGAATGCCGGGTTGGTGCGAGTTGTCCTTGTAAAGAATTTAAAGAGCCTACTTCAAATCTTAACGTTTTTAGAATTTGCGAGTGTGGCCATAGTCAAGTTACTCACAAATATTTTAAAAACGAATGTGATAAATGTGACTGTAGGCTGCTTAAAGAAAAAAGTCCGGAAACTGAACTTTCCTGTACTAAATGTGTATTTGAGGTACTTGCCGTAAATTCGATTAAACATGGAAAAGATTGTCCGGTTTGGCCGAATGGAGTAGAAAGTACCCCAAAAACCGGACCTACTCTAAAAAAGTGGCAGGAAGAACTTGAAAATGAGGAGAGATTTAAACCTGACTGTGTTTGTGGGCATTCTTGTGACAGTCATTGGGATGATGAAGAAGGCGATTCTTGCGCAGAGTGTCTAGAACGGGTTGAAGAACACGAAATAGTAAGATGGGTTTCAACGTGTAAAAAATACACACCTAAAGACTATAGCGAAGATGCCAGAGTAGTAAACCAAGAGGCTTTGAAACAGATTGGTAATACCGGTACCATGACCCCGGAAGAAGTCCAAAAGCGAATTAACGAGTGGAAAAAGAAAAACGGGGTTTCAGATGTACCGGGTTTGAGTGTGTACTCGAACACATCTGGAACGGTTCCTAAAACCCCTATTGGCGGCAGTTACGGCGGTTCTGGGACACTTTATTCCAATTGTTGGCATAAACCCCAGAAAGTAATCGACGGCAAGCACTGGGAGGTTTGGGCGGGCACTAAAAACGACTGTACCGCCCACGTATTCAAATTTGACGTTATCCTCAATGTTTCCAACGGGTTAGCGACAGTCCCGCAGCATGAAATCCCGTTCAAATGGGCACAAAAGTATACTAATCAGCAAACAAAAGAAATTATGCTTGACTGGCCGGACCAAGGTGTACCCGTAATTGACCCACATTTTTGGACGGATTTGAAAAACCATCTATCAAGCACTAAGTCTAAGATGCTTACTTTTTGTATGGGTGGTCATGGGCGTACCGGTACTGCCGTAGCTTGTTTGCTGGTAGCTTGTGGCTGGAAACCCGTAGATGCCAAAAACTGGATATGGCGGCATTATTGCAAAGAAGCGATAGAAACTGCCCAACAAGAATCTTACATTGATGAAGTTTACAAAGCTTTGTGGCCAAGAAAGAAGAAAGCTAAAGTAAAGGAGGCAGCCAAGTGAATGGGACTAAAGCACTTCTGAAAAACATTCAGAAAACAGAAGACAAGCTTAGTACTTTGGTAACTAAGCTGTGGAAGAAAGTTGACCCAGAATCTCAAGAAGTTGAGTTAGCGGGCGACACTTTAGGTCAAAGAGATGATAACTGGAATCCAACAGACTTAGAAACTCTCCGGTTTATTATCTCATTTCGAAAAATATCCGGAAACTGAACATGAAAAACCCGTATATAATCCAAGATGGAGCACGAGTTTATTTAACAGACGGCCAGATTAAACGGCTGGAAAAACTCGAATTTATTAAACGGGTTCACTATCATCCTGCCCGTAAAAACTCGGAATTCAGCCCTTTTGTCCTGACCGTTCCTTTTGAGCAAGTAGAAAAAATACTGGAGTTACGATGATTGAACTACTGAAAGAAAAAGTTAGACTGCTTAACCAACTTCTTGACGACCCTCAGCCCGGTTTAATAAGCTGGTGTTTAGCTTTGGGTAAGACAATGGATGAATTAAATCTGCTTTGGAAGGAAGGTATAAAATAATGTTTTTTACTTACGACCAAAATAACTCTGGGGGTGATTTTACTTTTGACGCCAAGAAGGGTATTTCTTGCGATGTTATTATCGAAGCTGCTAATGCTACGGACGCAAACCTTCGAGCCGAGGAAATTGGCTTATATTTTGACGGTGTATCCGATGACATGGATTGTGGTTGCTGCGGAGACCGGTGGTACCGTGCTTACGAAGGCACAGAAAAACCTGAAAAATACGGCGAGGAAGTTGTAGCTAGCTCCGTATTTGAGGGAAAAGGTTTGTCAATTAAGTGGATTAAAAATGGACCTAACGGCTACATCCACTACCTTGACGGTCGGATTATTCCTTTTGGTCTCTAAACGTCAATAATGGCTTTAGAAATGTCCGGTTTTCGGACAGCCAGAATTTGAGGCACTATCCCATTAGGAAAAGCCTGCTTAACTACATTAATCTGAATCGTAATATACGGCTGGCTTGCTTCTAGTCCTATTCCGGTGTTTACGGCGACTACGGTTCCCGCGCCAAGCTCCGAGCCAACTGCAAGGCTTACTGTATCCCCAATTTCTAATTTATTACCTGCTATGTCTTTGAATTGCATGTTCTCTCCAGTTTTTTAAAAAACCCGATAATTAGATGGTATCTAAAACGAAATGGATACCATCAAACCAGTAGTAAATACGAGTTTTTGGAGTCCGGAAAATGAACAAAACTTGTTATCGCATATACACAGAGGCAAAGAACGTAGATGGTATTAAAAACCTTGTAAAGTTTTATTTCGACGGGACGACTATTTACATGACTGACGGGTTTTTTGAAGGACAGTCAGAGAAATCGCTCGTAATTGAGGTTATCTTAGACAGAGAATGGGGCGACGGTCCCCATCCTAACTACAGTAAAGTTAGGACTTTTGCTGAATTTCTGAAAAACTCGAATGAACAAAAATCCGTACTTATAACCCGAACTGAGGTAGAAGTGGAGATAATCTAAGTGGCTTGTTTTCATGAGTTTACGGGTCCTCCGTGTAAATTTCACGGGTTAAACAGTTGCATTAAATGTGACTACTGTCCTAAAAACGAGGTCCCACAAAAACCCGAAAAAATCAAATCGAACATTGTCTGTAATGAAAAATTCCTGGGTGGGAATGGCAAATTCGATGACCATTTTGGCTGGCTTTACGAAATAGTAAACTACTGCGGAAAATTTCCATTTGTTGTCTGTGAAAACCACGTACGGGGATATGCATATTTTCAGAAAAAACAAACTGAAAACAAAATTGTTATTAACCCGACCGGCCTACAAAGTCCGGAAACTGTACAAGATTGGGGTTGTTCGGGCAACCCGCCACTAAGCAAAAACGATATTAAAAAAGCGGTTGAAATTCTAGAAGGTGCGCCCAAACCAAGTAAATATTACACAACTTGGGCGCTGCCAAAAATGCCCGATATTTTCGCGGATGAAAAAGCTCTGAAAACAAATCCTGCATACTACACATATAATTACGGGTTTTCTAAAAATCTAAAAACCGGAGATTCGACTGTACTTGACCGTATTAAAAAACTCGTAGAAGTCGGTCAAGAAATAATCCGGCAAGCTGAAACAAAAACCCCGGATGGCAAGATTTTGTCGAGTTTCGATGACTGTCTGAAAAACCTAAGAGAAGAGGGATAAAAACTATGTGGGGAATTGACGAATTAGTAGTTTTGAACGAAAAAGAGCAAAAACGGTTAGAAGAACTGTCTGAAATTGAAGACGAAGCTGCCTTCGCCCAAGAAATTGCTAAAAACAAGGAAAAACCCATTGACCCTGAGCTATAAACAAGCGGGTTTTTTGATGCTTTATTCCAACGGAAACCCTTGGAAACCCGAACGTCCGGAAAATAGACGAGCAAAACGGGCAGCTATTGGTTTAGGAGTTGTAACCGGAATGGTTATTTTTGGGTTGTCTACACCCGCAGATTGGCCGGGTAATATTATTATGGCTGTTATTGGCGGGTTTTTAATCGGTGGTTTGGTTTATGCGGGAGTATCTAATTGATTAACTTCGAAGACGAGATAAAAACTGCGATTGAAATAGCGCGACCAAAAGTAAGGAATATTCTTTCGGGGTTTCCCAACGATGTAGAAGATGTTTTACAAAATGCGAGTTTGCAGGCGTGGAGAAAGCTCTATAAATTCGAGGGTAAGTCCCGGTTTTCTACGTGGTTTTACAAGATTGCTGAAAATCAAGCTCTAATGTTTTTAAGAAAGCAGAAAACTCGACTTTTATTGCCAATAGAAGAAATTCAGAACATTCAGAAATTCGAGTTTAATCCTGAAAAACTCGCTTTCAGAAAAGAAATTAAGCAAAAAGCGGTTAATTTAATCTTAAAACTCGCACCTAAACAGAGAAAAGAAGTCCTTTTGTGGACTATTGGCGAGTCTATCGGTTCTGAAAACCGGGGAAGCAGAAAAGCCAACCGGTTCAGGGGTATCCACAATCTTAAAGACAGGTTTCAGGAGGTTTTGTGACACTAAAAGAACGGGTTCTATTCGGAATTTTCGCCATAATTGTGGTGGGTTTAATGATTATAATTGGAGCAGCAGATATTAACAAAAAGTCCGGAAACTGTACAGGTAACTGCCGCCGTGACCATGACTGTCAGGAAAGATGTTTAGATGCGGGTTTTTGTCCACATTCGGAGGAATAATGCTAATACTGACCGCCGGAAATATCGCGGGAGACGGCAAACTTTCAGATGAAAAAGGGTTTGCTAAATATGATGTTTGGGTTGGAGTAAACCATCAACAAATTTGGGCAGGCAAAATAGATGAGCATCTTCGTTCTAACGGAGCTTCTGGATTATTAAGAGCGATTGCAGACGCTATAGACTCAAAACAATCTGAATATCTGAAACCCGGACCTGTAGAAGAAGCAATTCGAAGAATTCAGAAAGTACCTCAATGCCCACAATGTGGTTCTAAGAAATTGAGTTGTAGAGACGGACACACTTGGAACATCGAATAAAAGATTGGTATGACGGTTACATCGAAGAGGGAAAAATGGATTTTTATTTAATGGCAGATTCTCACCTGAAACACGAGAAAATGAAAACTTACTGCCAGAGACCGTCAAATTTTACGGAATTAGAAAAACATAAAAACTGCATGAACACGCTTCGAGATGATACTACATTAATTCATATGGGTGATGTAGGAATCGCAAAACCCGAAGATTGGCTTTGGATGGTTAAAATGTGGCCGGGAAGAAAGATATTAATACGCGGCAACCACGACCGGGCTAAATCTAATTCTTGGTGGATGGACCAAGGTGGGTTTGACTTCGCCTGTGATGGTCTGAAATTCAGAAATTGTTGGATTACCCGCGAACCGTCCACTTCCTTGGCTGACGGTTGCGAGCTAAATTTACACGGTCATTTACATAACATTTGGGACGGGTTTGTAGCTGAAAACCAGAAAGAATTTATCTGTACCTGTAGTTCTATTCCGCACTTGCTAGGAAGAGACGAACACGAACGCGAGTGTCCTATTAATATAAAAGTCAAACCTACGAAGCTCAAAAAACCTTGGCAACGACTGTTTGCACTTGAGTACACTAATTACATGCCGGTCGAGTTTCAGAAATTTATTTCGCACCCAGACCGGTATCAAAGTAGAGGACCAAAACCATGACCGTCATAGAAGTCCGGAAACCGGACACCCAAACCGACCGCATAATAAAACTCGAAAAAGCTGTTAGATGGCTGCTTCCTTATGCAGTCCAATTCGGGTTAACGCAAAACGCGGAAAAAGCCATAAAATTCGCTCAAGATGTTTTGGAGGGGAAGTGATTATCCGTAAAGTAGGCGGCACGCTCGAAGCAATTTTTAATATAATCCAGCGTAACCGGGATAGCGGAAGAACTGAATCGGTCATAGAACGGATTTTCGGGTTGGACGACGACGAGTTGTGGCAAAGAATCCGCGAAAGGTTCCCCCGCTATCGTCAAAATTACCGACCGATTAATAACAGACAGCCTTGGAGGAGAAAGTAGTTTAGTTCGAGTTTTTAAAATCCGGAAACTGAACAGGAGACCAATGGAATTCGTTGATATCGCTAAAAAACTCGGATGTACCGAACAGTCAGCTAGACGGGATTTTAGGAGTGGCATGATTAAAATACGGGTTTATTTGCAGAAAAACCCGGACTTGGCTGCCGAACTTTACCGGCTGTTAAACCCGAAAGAACCTCTGTCCGGAAAGCGGATAGAGCAACTATTGGATAGCGGAGTAGAAGGCTATGTCTGAATTAAGATGGTTTGGTGGCAGTTTTGAAGAAATGAACCCGCTATCACCAATTTCTCAAAACCAAGTTAGAACGATTCCAATGCTCTATAGAGCCTCGATTCCATTTGCACTGGAACACGCTCCGACTCTCCAGGAGTTTGTAGACAGTGTAAAAAGTACATGGCTTCCACCACATAAATACGAATCTTTGGATGTAAAAATAGCAATGTTGAAAAAAGGTTGGTGGCCTTGTATTCCTGGCTGGCATCTTGACGATTTTTACAGACCAACCGGAGAACAGCCAGATATTAAGAATTTGAATGAACATCTTTCTACGCATTTTATGACTTTGTATGGAGATTCAAGTTTAACCGAGTTTTTAAGCGGAGAAACCCAACTCGGATTACCTCCCGAAACCGGAACTGTTTATGGCTATTACGATAAAGTAATAGAAAGTTCGGGTTTGCCAAAAACAGTAGTAAAATCTGAAACTCTGTATAGGTTTACTTCTACAGACTTTCACCGGGGTATGCCTGCTACTAAAGACGGTTGGCGAGCGTTTGTAAGGTTAACAATTGGAAACGAAAGACCGCCAAAAGATGAAATACGGACTCAAGTGCAAGTTTATGTACCATTTGATAAAATGTTTAGTGGTTGGTAATATTGACTAATTTATATTTAGACTTCGAGACAGCTAGTGAAGTTGACCTTGAGACTGTCGGCTTGGATAATTATGCCAAACATCCATCAACGCGGGTTTTAATGCTAGGATGGGCTTTGGACGAGGAACCGGTAGAACTCTGGCAGCCACATCTTAGCGCGAAATTACCTGCTAAACTGGCCGAAGCGTTAATAGACCCTCAAACGAAAAAACTCGCATGGAACTGCCCGTTCGAAATTAACATTTTTAGACACGTCTTAAAAATAGATATACCAATCGAGTTTTGGTTTGACATACAAGTACAAGCTAGATATCTTAGTTTGCCCGGTGGGTTGGATAAGGTCGGTGCTATTCTCGGGTTAGCACCCGATGAGGCTAAAGACAAGAATGGCACCCGCCTTAAAAATATGTTCTGCTATCCAGCCCACCTTGGGGGTGAACAAACTTTATTCGGGACTAGTCAGCCATATTTTAGGGACTGGAACACCAATCCGCGAGATTGGGATGCTTTTTGCGAGTATTGTAAACAGGACGTGGTTTCAGAACGGGTTTTATTCAACCGGATGAAATCGCTATTAATTCCGGAAAGTGAACAAAAAATCTGGTATTTAGACCAGAAAATCAATGAAACCGGGCTACCGACCGCCAGAGAATTTGCTGAAAATATGTTTTCGATGGCAAGTCGCGCTAAAAACGAGCTTTTAACTAGAATTAAGGAGAAGACGGGTTTAGAAAACCCGAATTCAAACGAACAATTTCTAGCTTGGGCAAAAACCCAGGGCTATGACTTCGGAAGCATAAAAAAAGAATTTGTGGTTTCAGCACTAAACGAGTCGTCTGAAACCTCAAAACTGACTGAATTAGGCAGAGAAGTTCTGAAAATCCGCCAAGAAGCGGCTAAACAATCTTACCAGAAACTAGAAAAACTACATAATTTCGTTAGTTCTGACGGACGACTAAGAAATCAGTTTTTATACTTAGGTGCCGCGAGAACCGGTAGGTGGAGCGGAACAGGTGTCCAAGTCCAGAATTTAACCCGCCCGATGAAAGAAGTCGAAAAGAAGTACGACCGGGCGCTAGAAATCATCGCTAAGGCCGATTACAAGGCCGCAGAGAGCGAATTTAGCTCTGTTATAGGGATGACCACCAGTTGCCTGCGTTCGGCCTTCCAAGCGTCTCCTGGGAAGAAACTCGTAATTGCCGATTTAAACGCGATTGAGAATCGGGGTTTGGGATGGGTAGCGGGTTGCGAACTTACTTTAAACGTTTTTAAAGAAGGAAAATGCCCGTATTTAGACTTTGCTACAGAACTTTATGGAATTCCATACTGGAATATTACTACCATAGTGGACGGAATTCACAAAGCCAAAGACAAAGAAGCGGCTGAAATGCGCCAAAACTCGAAACCGGCTGTTTTAGGAGCCGGGTATGAATTAGGAGTGGGCGAACTTAAATTAAATCAGTATGGCGACCTTAGGTGGACTGGTCTAATGGGATATGCTCTCAACATGGGTGTAGAACTTCCTTATGAACTCGCCAGAGACGCCATACAAGTTTTCAGACAGAAACGGCCAAAAATAGCGGATTATGACTATGGACTATGGTCTAATTTAGAACGGGCAGCAAAAACCGTCTTAAAACAAGGCGGTCAGGTTCCGGTTGGCCCTGTAGTTTTTGACCGTAAACGCCGAGCTAACGGAGAGTTCATTTTGCGGATTTTGCTCCCTTCTGGTCGGCACTTGCACTATATTAATGCCCGACTCGTCGAAACAGAAAAAACGAGTAAAAAAGGTAGAACTTACACACAAACTTCTATCATGTACGATGGAATTGGGCATGGTGTCGGCGCAATCGACACGAAAGCAAATTGGGGACCGGTTTATACGTACGGCGGCAAACTGACTGAAAACATTGTTCAGGCAATTAGCCGCGATGTGTTAGTAAACGGTATGCAACTAGCTGATAACACGGGCTTTACGATTGTCGGCCATTTCCATGATGAAATTGTTTGCGAAGTAGACCAAAACTCGGGGTTGGGCATCAAACAGTTAGTTGAGTGCATGAAAACTCCGCCTTCGTGGGGAATGGATTTTCCACTTGGAGCAGAGGGGTTTGAGGCTCAAGTTTATAAGAAAGCATAGGAGGGAAAAGATGCCAAGCGAAGAGGTACGGGCGGCGGCGCTGGCGCTCCAAGCAGCGCGAGAATTCAACAATCATTTGGATGACATCGAAGGAATGCCATTCAATTGCTTGTGCGACAAATGCGTGAAATTGGCTAACTTCGTGACCCGGCAGCAAGCCCAAGCGGCGCTGGCGCAAGCGCAAAGGGACATTCACGACGAACGGTGCGAGACACGCAGGGAGACATTTGTCGCTGGTTACTGCGGCTGTAGAGGAAGACGCATCGCCGCTCTCGCCCAGAAGGCTCAACTGTGACTCAAACATGGCAAGAATACCTCCAAGAAAAACAGAAATTAGTGGAAATACAGGTGGTCGCTGTTAAGCAGAAAACCCCTGCTGAGAGATTGGCCTTTTATTTAAGTGCGAGTTTTCCGAACTGGAAGTTAAACCCTTACACAGTCCGGGAACTGGACGAAGCGTTTCAAAACCGGAATTTTAACGGGCTGTATTTTTATGTACACGGTCCTAATTATTTAGTTTCTGCGATAGCTGCAAAAATGCTAGATGAAGTCGCCTTAATCTTGGCTGTCCAAGACGGTCAATTAAGTGGAGAAAAGTACCAACAAGCTTGGTGGGTAGAAAACCCAAATAACGAGATTACACCGGCTCTGTAACTAAAAACTCGAAATAAAGGAGAAGTATGGCAAAAGCAACAATTAAATTGAACGTAAAGTTACTAAATCGTGTCAAGAAGCACTTGCTTGAAGAACCCAAAAGGTACTATCAAGGTTGGTGGGCTAATAAAGCAACTAAGGAAGATGGATTCGAGGGTGCGGCTCCCCCTGCCTGCGGTACCCAGGGTTGTATTGCAGGTTGGGCAGTGTTCTTGACCGAACCAAAGTCAAAATGGGATAAAATTATCCAAAAAACTTATAACATAGATTTTGGGAGAAAAGCTCGAAAGTTGCTTGGTTTGACTGTGAAGCAGGGAGATGCACTTTTTTCTGCTGATAATCAGACTAAATGGACAGGAAAAGCAGGAGTAAAACAGGCGGTCAGAAAAATTGACCTGCTTATTTCAGACCCTGAAAAGTTTGTAAGAAAGTACGCAAACCCAGATGTTTACTAATGCTGTTATCTGAATACACCGACAAGTGGCGGGGAAGCATTCTACAACTCAAAAAACCCGCCACTATCGTCACTATGAACAGTCATATCAGGAAGTTAAATGCGAGTTTTCCGGAAACTGAACTTTCAGACTTGACAGAATCTCGTTTTCAGGGCCACGTTTGCGAACTCGCTAAAACTCTAAGTCCAAAAGGTCTTAAAAACTACGTAGGAACCGTAAAGCTAGTCCTAAATAGAGCAAGAAAAGAAGGATTAATTCAAGCCGTACCTGACCCTGAGCTACCAAAACTCGTAAAAAAACCCCAACCTTGGCTGACGGCGGCTGAAATGCGTAAACTCGTAGATATTAGCGAAGGTCAGTATAAAGTTTTGTTTTATCTGCTTGCTGAAACCGGAATGAGAATAGGCGAGGCACTCGGGTTACAGTGGCAGGATATTGATTTTGAAAACCGTAAGTTGTTAATTCAAAGGAGTTTATTCAGTGGAAAAACCCAAGAACCTAAAACCAGCAACTCTATACGCAGTTTGTCTACATCCAGGAGGCTCTGTGACACTTTCTCCGTACACAGAAGACAAAGAACTGTTTTACAGGGAAACATTCTTCGGGACTCTTTCATTTTTAGAACGAATAAAGGCAGTTCTTTGCATGCTAACTCCGTATTGGTTTCGGCTCTCCATCCTTGTATGCGGAACAGTGGTCTCTCAGTCGGAGGATTCCATAGTTTCAGACGGGGAAATTCTACTATAATGGCTAATCTGTGCATCCCGGAGACTGTAGCTGCCGCAAGATTAGGCCACGGATTACCTGGACTAACCTTCGGGCTTTACGCTCAAACCGGCAAAGACTATGACCGGCCATATATAGAGAAAATCGCAGGAGAACTCGCATGAATAAATACGAAAAAGCACTCGAAGCCATAAAAGCGGTTTTTAATAACGTGGCAAACTCGCCACAAGAGACTTTAGAAGATTTACAGGCTTTGCGAGAAGAAATCGAGGCTATGATTGACACGATTGACGTAGCCTGATTTTGGATAGGCGACGGAGACGGGGAGCCGTACCAGACTGTAAATCTGGCCGTCCTAGCGACGTAGTAGGTTCAAATCCTACCCTATCCACCAGTTGCGGGCGAGTGAAACGGACAAATAAATCACGGAAGTCTCATAAACTTTCAATAATGGGTTCGACTCCCATGCTCCGCTACCAATTTCCGGTTTTGTAAGGGGTAACACCATTGGCGCTGAATACAAAACTGCTCAGGATAAAGTTACCCAAGAGCCTTAAATTCAGCCAAAACCGGAACTAATTTTATGAGAAATAAACTGGAGTGGTTCTTTGATTATTACAATAAGAAGTACTTTAAGAATAAACTACCGACGGCCAAGGTGAAATGGGACAAGAAGTTACTGCGCCGCGAAGATTCTTTAGGGGTTTTATCGACGTATAGATGCGGCTGTAAACCCAAAAAACACAAAGATGTGTACAAAATTTACATAGCTAAAGAACTTAATTTTTCGAGTAAGATTACTAAACAGGTACTACTCCACGAGATGGTTCACCTCGATTTGAAACACACAAACGACAAAACTTCTCACGGACCTAAATTTCACGCCCGAATGTTAAAACTTTGTAAGCAAGGAGCTATGAAAAAGTTATGGTAAAGTACGAGTTTGAATTATACGCAGGTTCATTTTCCGGACAACCGGAACTTATTTATATAAATCTAGCATCTAATACAGAAGCCGAAAACACGGCTGACCGGTGGTTAAGACAAAAACGGTCAGAAATTAGGGCGGGTTTGCGTCCGTGGATGACTAAATCTGAAAGAAAAGAGATACTGTCTGAACTCGCACTTCTGCATATTAATATAAGTTCGCCAATTTCGCGTGACGAGTTTGGACAGGTAGTAATTTATGACCGGCGTCGGACCCGCTAATCACGACCACTATCGCCACATTTGTTCTGACTGCCTAAAGTGCTATTATTGTGACCACAAAGCTATCTACAATGAAAAACACGATAAGTGGTTCTGGAGATGCCCTACCGGAAAAATCAAGCCTTGTGGGTTCGACATCAAGTACAACCGGTAATTGGGAACGTACCTGTCCACGGTGTAAAGAGCATCTAATTAAGAAAACTGGTGAAATTCGAGTTTGCAAATGCGGGTTTATTTGGAGCTAATATGGAGTATCCTAAAATTTTATACGTAACTGAAGAACCTGTATACGACTACTACAACTTTCCGGAAATAAAACATTTGGTTGGTAGCGAGTTTTTAGACAGCCGAGTTTCCGACAACGGACGTGAACATGTTGTGGGTGTTTATCATTTAGTTGCGGTAGAGAAATATCGGAAAATAACAACCAGAACTTCGACAGTAGAAAAAATTAATGACTAAATCTTTACTAGTACTAGGACTCTTTCTTGTTACGGGTTTTCAGCAAAAACCGGACAGTCGGAAAATGCTCGTAAGTTGGTATTGCGAGTCCGGAAAACGGATGGCGAACGGAAAACCGATGAATTGCGAGTTTTTCACGGCGGCCTCGAACTCGTTACCATTAGGTACACTTATATTCATCGAAAATCCGGAAAACGGACGGGGTGTTTACGCGGTTATTACCGATAAAGGTCCTTTTGTGAAAGACCGGGAATTGGACGTTTCGCTCGCGGTTGCTAAAAAACTCGATTTTGTTAAAAAAGGAGTAGTTGAACTGCAAGTACGGGTGGTTTCAACTCCAGGAGAAACTAAATAATGTCTGAAAATCTCGATGATTTGATGGTTTCTAAAACCGAAGATTCTATTAATGAAGATGGAGAAATCGGCAGAAGTAGCGAAGAAGCTATAAAACTCGCTGAAAAGAACAATTGGAGTGTAGTTTTTCCAAGCGAACATGCTTTGCAAATCGACATTGATTCAGCAGACGCATACGAAACTTTCAAACGTCACAAAGATATTCTCGACAAAACTTTAGGTATCGAAGACTGTTCAGAATGGCCGTCAAAGAGCGGGCTGTCTTGGCGAAAACACATAACTATTCGTCTGAAACAACCGATTTCAGCAGAACGTAGGATTTTATTACAAGCGGTCATGGGTAGTGACCGTATGCGAGAAATATTAAGTTTCGCCAGATTAATAAATGGAGACCTAAATCCAACTCTATTTTTCGAGAAAAACTCGTGAAATTTTTTATTATACTCGGTTCACTAAGTAGCTTCGGACAGTTCATTATTTTGACCGTCACTGTCTGGAGAAGTCACTTTAAGAATATTCCGCTTACGGTTACGTGGGAGACAAACCCACCGAAGGAACCCAATGAAAGAAGTCCCCAAAGTCGGTGATTTAGTAAAGGTAATAAAAACCCATAAGAACGTGTGGGATTTACAGTTAGTAGACAAGATAGGCATAGTCCGGTTACTTTTCGAGTCTTTTTGCGGTCGGGTTATTATTGGGGTTGAATTCGTTTCATGGGAAAAAGGTCATCGCTTGCTTTTTGATATGTTGGATAAAAATACAGGGTGGTTTTTGTACGCAGAGAACTTAGAACAGGTGAAATATGACTGAAAATAAATTCGAGTTTTTACAAGCGGATTACGACGCTAGAGGTAATTTCGGCCAAATTAAGATGTGGAATAGTGGCGTTCCTTTCGAAGAAAAAGCCGTAGAGCAGCTTAAAAATACGTGTAGACTCCCTTTCGTTAAACCTTACGTAGCAGCCATGCCTGATTGTCACTGGGGTTTAGGTTCCACAGTAGGCTCTGTAATCCCGACGGTGGGAGCGGTCATTCCAGCGGCTGTGGGCGTCGATATTGGCTGCGGGATGTACGCAGTCCGTACTTTACTCGAAGCAGACCGGGTTAAACAGTGTCTCCCGCTTTTGTTCAAATTAATTTCAGACGCCGTTCCACACGGTCGGACAAATAATGGGGGCGAAGGCGACCGGGGAGCTTGGCATAACGTTCCGGCGGATATTCACGACGTGTGGGAAAAGGATTTTCATTTTTGGCATTTAGAGCAAAAACACCCAAATGCAATAAGCAAAAACGCAGAAAAACACCTTGGTACTCTTGGTACTGGAAACCACTTCATTGAAGTTTCAGAAGATGAAGAAAACCGGATTTGGGTGGTTTTACACAGCGGCAGTCGGGGTTTTGGGAACAGGATTGGTACATACTTCACGAATTTAGCGAAGGAACGCTGCAAGCAGTGGTTTGTTCATTTACCGGACCCCGACCTTGCGTATTTCCCGCAAGGCACAGAAGAATACAACGATTATCTAAAAGCGCTGAATTTAGCTCAAAAATACGCTTGGAAAAACCGGCAAATTATGATGGGTCGGGTTTTACAAGCTATCTATCCTTCACTCTGGCCGTCTAACCTTCTGAATATCGCGTATTCAGATTTTGAGGTTCATTTACACCACAACTACGCGGCGGAGGAAACCCATTTCGGTAAAAAAGTTTTACTAACTCGTAAGGGAGCGGTTAAAGCCGATATTGGCGACTGGGTTATTATTCCCGGAAGCATGGGGGCAAAAACAATAATCGGTCAAGGATTGGGGTCTCCGCACAGTTTTAAATCGTGCAGTCATGGCGCGGGACGAGCGATGTCAAGAACTGAGGCCAAAAAACGGTTTACACTGGCTGACCACGAAGCTGCAACGGCAGGGGTAGAATGCTGGAAAGGTGCTGAAGTTTTAGACGAAACACCCGGAGCGTATAAATCTATAGATTCCGTAATGGCTGCGCAGACAGATTTGGTCAAACCTGTACATATTCTGAAACAGATTTTGTGTGTCAAAGGATTAGGAGAATAAAATGTTCAAAGAACTCGATAATTACGACTGGGCGGAAGTTTTTGGAGAAGGAGGCGGGGGAAACTGTACTCCAATTATACCAAACCGCCGACCTGGAGACACGGTTACTCCAAACTCGACTTTTTCTAGAGAGGATGTTGAAGTAATTTTCGGACTAAGTGAAGGGGAAAGAGACGAACGTAGTTGGGTCGTATACGGCCAGTTAAAGGGTGGTCGGTTTTTCGTAGCTCGGGGCCATTGCGATTATACAGGTTGGGATTGCCAAGCCAGTAATTCCGGCGATGTAGCGTCAAGTCTTGGAGACATTCAACGTTTCGGACTGGACAACGACGAGCGGAGCAGATTTGGAATTGTATTAGGAGAATAACGTGGATAGCACCGGCTGTGCGGGGGTGGCTTATACCCACCCGAAAGCTCTAGATTGGAGCGACGGGAAAGCTCGACACTTTCATCCACGACCATTTTAAGGCAGTCATATTAATGGAAAATTTGGAGGTAATATGAAAATTTGGTTTAATACACACGGATATAGAGAAACAAAAACTTGGAGTTGTTCTAACTGCAACAGTTTTCATGTGTGCGGAATGGATTTATTTGTAGATGAGTCTATAGAAAATCACAAATCAAAATGTTTTAGTAACCGGTTGAAGGGTAAAATTCAAATTTTAATCCAAAAATGGAATGATATGGCCGACTTTCGACCGAATGACGCTTGGGAATCTGCATTGAAACAGAGATTGCAAGAGTGCGCTGAAGAACTCAATAAAACGATAAACTCGTGATTAGTCTAGAGATAGGACACATGAATAACAAAACATGGCAAGTACTGGGGGTTTTAGCGTTGACTTTTATTACTGCGGGTTTTTTCGGGTTTGAGATAGGAGTTCACTTTCCGGACAACTCGTGGGCAGTCGTGGTAACGGCAGCGGCAATAGCACTTTTGGGTTTCAGATGGATAAATATAATCAGGAGTAAGAAATGAATCGAACAACTCGGGCAGTTTATGTTTGTTCAAACAACTGCGGCATAGCATATCATCATCCGTTAACATATTGTACTCGCTGTCCGGGAAAACTAATACGACGCGAACTTCCTTGGGATGGAGAAAAATATCCAAAAGGTTATTTCGAAGGTCTGGACGGGGACAAGAAATATAAAGAGTGGATTAAAAATAACGGCCTAGAATTGGCGGGAGAATAAAGTGCCTGAACATCATAAAGTTCCCGTTGTCAAGATAGATAATATACAACTACATTCAAACGCGGACAAACTCGATATCATAAAAGTTTTCGATTATCAGGCGGTCGTACCGAAAGGCCAGTTTAAAACAGGTGATTTGGGGTATTACATTTTCCCGGATAGTGTTGTGCCGCAGACGGATGAATTCAAGTTTTTGTGGGAAGGCAGAGGCTTTGAGGGCGAAGTACCGGTCAAGTATAGGCGAATTAAAGCCAAGAAACTTCGCGGGGAATGGTCCGAAGGTTTGCTTATGCCTGTTCCAGACAATCAAGTTTACGAAGTAGGAAGCGATTTAGCAGAGTTTTTGGGAATTACCCACTACGAACCGCCAGAGCCGACGAACTTGGCTGCGGACTGCGAAAAAGGCCCTAGTTATGGCCGCAGATGGCCTCACAGCTTCAAAGGTTGGTTTTTCTTCCTGCTTCGCAAAGCTACGTTTAATTATTTCGATAAATACGGAACTACTGATTCCGGTCGTGAAAGAGGGCCAAATTCGGGTTTGCCGGTTTACGACGTGGAAGCTTTAAAAGCTCACCAACACGCATTCGAACTAGGTGAAGAAGTAGTAATCACTGAAAAAATACACGGTTCGAACGCCCGGTATGTTTTTATAGACGGAAAAATGTGGGCGGGAAGCCGGAAACTGTGGAAGAAAGAAAGTTCCGGCTGTATTTGGAGAAAAGGACTTCAACAAAATCCGTGGATAGAAACTTGGTGCCGTCAAAATCCGGGTTACGCGATTTATGGTGAAATCACTCCAACGCAGGACGGGTATAATTACGGGAATAAACCCGGTGAAATCCGGTTTTTTGTTTTCGATGTCCGGAAACCGGACGATACTTGGGTAGATTGGATTGAGTTAAAACGCGACCCAAGGTATGAACCCGTACTTAATAATTGGGTACCTATTTTAGATGAAAGATTGTACCAGGAAGCGACAGTCAAATCTTTGTCTGACGGTCCTTCCAAAGTAGCCGGAGCTAACCACAGACGGGAAGGTATTGTAGTGAAACCTGTTTTCGAAAGGCAGTTACGGCATTTGGGAAGAGTTCAGTTAAAAGTAGTTTCAAATGAATTTCTTAATTCCGAAAAATGACTAAAAACTGGCTTAGGGGTTTTGAAATCGCAAAAACCGCATCTCTTCACGGAATAGCTCCGAGAAAAAGCCGTCAAGTAGGGGCGGCACTATTTTCGGGTTCAAAACTCGTAGCAATAGGCATGAACCGTTACAATTACACCCATCCCGAAGCTAAATGGGGTATTCATGCAGAACACAGTGCTCTTATTAAGAGAAGGTACTATACTGACCAGAACCTCATCATGTATGTATATCGAGAATTAGCTGACGGAAAACCAGCATGTTCGAAACCATGCCTAACTTGTCTGCATCTAATTAAAGAATCTAATGTGCGGGCTGTCAGGTTTATAGATGAAAATGGGGTTTTTAAGCAGATTCAGATTTAAAGATTTTTGGGGGTACCCTTCGCGTGAAGATTGGGCCAAGCTAAAGTGATAATCTGAGGCCCCCAAAAGTTCAAATGTAGGGTCGTCTAATAGTAAGACGCTTCCCCGTTAAGGAATAAGATGTAGGTGCGAATCCTACCCCTACAGCCAGTTTGGGTAAAAAATGAAATGGTTTTCAGTTGATGAATGGATACAAAAATTAAAAGAGGAGCTAACAATGGGTGGAGATTTATCATTACAGGAGTTGAGTCAGGGCAGTCAGAGTTATGGCGGTCTGTCTGGTGGTTTAAATCAAGGTTTTCAGACAGCTATTTCGTCCGTAAGATTTAGCTTAACGACCGGGCAACTCACGGAAGCTCTAGCAGAAGCACAAAAAGATTTTAAAACAATCACTAAAAACAAGCTAAACCCGCATACGAGTTCCAAGTACGCGGACCTACAAGAAATCGTAGATGCTACGCAGCCTGCTTTGGCGGCGCAAGGACTAGTAATTTTCCAAGCTCCAATAGTTCGAGACCGAACGGCAGGCACGTTATCGAGGCTTTCTCACAAGTCGGGCGAGTTTATTGAGAACGAGTTGCTTTTACCTACTTCCATGCCCGGAAAACCGGATAAGTTCGACGCCCACAGTATCGCATCGGCTATAACTTATTCAAAACGCTATAGTTATACCGGTTTGATTGGGGCGGTCGCAGAAGATGACGACGACGGAAATGCTGCGGTTGAGAACGTGAAACCGAAGTACAAGCCTGCTCCAAAACCGGAATATTCGATTTTTGAAAGTAGTTTTGTAAATCCGGAAACTGAACAATTTAGTGAAAACTATCCTCAAACTGCAACCGGAGCGAAAGTAAACCCCGGTGTTCCTAAAGCTATCATTCCAAAGGACTTACTGCCGGATAATCCCGGCGATTTTCCTACTAAGGAAGAACGTAAGACTTTTGTAAATCGAGCCAGCTATTACATGAAAACTCTTTTACCTAAAGCTGGTGTAGAAAACGCGGAAGAAGTTTTTAAGAAGTTTGCGGTCAAGTTTACGGGTATAGAAAACTCGAAAGAATGGACTCGTGAAAACTGGAATAAACTTTTGACCGCTCTTGATGCAGCTAAAGAAACCGGGACTTTAGTAGAGTTAGTAACGCTTTAGTACGGGTTGGGGCCAGTTTCTCATAGCTCAACATGGTAGAGCACCTCCCGGTACCAGGGATGGTATGTGCGGGTTCGATGCCCGCTGAGAACTCTAGGGCTGGCCCCTTAATTTTAAGGAGAACAAATTGGATTTAAACACTTATCAAGAAAAAGCATTAGGCACAGCAGTTTTTAAAGATAAAACCGGAGGAGCCTTTCTCGGTGGGCTAACTTACACTGTTTTAGCTTTATGCGGTGAAGCTGGCGAACTAGCTAATAAACTCAAGAAACACCTGCGGGCAGGCACTGAACCAGATAATGCAGTTTTAATGGACGAATTGTCTGACTGCCTCTGGTATATTGCAGCAACCGCAAAAGAACTGGGATATACACTGGATGAAGTGGGGATTTTTAATATAGAAAAACTAAGAAAACGGTATGAGGAATCAAGAAAGGTAGCTGGATGAGCACAAATTTAGTAGTCTTACAAGGTCGTTTAGGCCAAGATATTGATTTAAAGTATACTCAATCGAGTCGGCCAGTTGTTAATTTCGGGTTAGCGGTAGTTAACGGGTTTGGAGAAACTAAGTCTACCCACTGGATTAATATAGTAGCTTGGGGAAAACTCGCGG